TGTGATTTGTTAGAAAGGAATAATTTAGATGAATGATTTAGAAAAAGCTTATTGGTTAGTATTTGATAGTGGACTTACGCCTTATGAATTGTCAAAGAAGTTAGGTGTATCTACTACTTTAGTTTATCGTTGGCAGAAGGACAGTGATACCCTACGCCGTATTCAGCGAAAAACCTTAGATAAGTTGGTAAGTGTTTATGACTCGATTAAAAAATAAAAAGTTTAGTTTTAATAAAGTGGTAGCAGGATTAACCTTGGTTGAAGTCTTGCTGTTTTTAACCTACTTCGATTGGTTCTTGTATTTGTTTCCTATATGGATAGTTTTAGTCGGATGGTGGGTGATGAAAAATGTCTAATAGCACAAAAGAAGTTTTAGATACTTTAGATCAAGCATATGTTAATGAGTTTAGAAAACACCACATATTGTATAAGAAAATAGACGATTATAATTATTTATTAATGCACCAAGGAAAGTTCTGCTATTTGTTCTGTGCAAGTATTGCTCGTCCATTCTTAGCATATTATCCCTTGTTAAAAAACTTTAATTCTGATATTTTCAATAATGTTTTGGAACAGATTATTACTAAAGTTTCTAATTCAAATACTAAAGAATATGGTTTTAATACTATACTTAGCAGTTCTAAGTATCCAAACTACGGAGATGTAATTGGAGATCTTCATTTTTATCGAGATATGTGCAAAAATTATGAAAAGACGATTCATAAGAGGAAACGTGCATATCATTGCAGAATTAAAAATGGGTATCTTGATCAGTCTAATCTTATTTTGCTAGATGAAATTAGATTGTTACTGGTAGGTTATAGGAACTTTAAGGAAATGCGACAAAAGGTCTATGGTGATTTATTATGAGACGATTTTTAAGCGCTTGCGGTGTTATCTTAGGTGTTGTAGCAATTGGTGTTTGCTATACTCTGTATCTCTATTTGATTTTCTCTGTTTTAACTGGTTTGATTAGCGTGGTTGTAGCTCTTATTCCAGCTATCCTAGTTTTAATATTCTTGGGGGCGCATTCCATTGAGTAAAGATAAAATTGTATATACCTTAGAGGATAATTATAAGTTAATCTTAATCCGTGATACCATTGAAGATGACGCTGTATTTTATATTACAGGAGTAAGCAGTACTATTCGCCTGCGTCAATTACCTAAAACTGACTTGCACACATTAATAAAATCAATTACTGATGACTTGCCTGCTTGGATTCATGCGGTTTATATTGATAGAATGTTAATGTGGTGGAAGTATGATCAGATAAAACCAATAACAATATAAAGGGGGTTTCTAATTGGTTTACTTTATCTCACCTTATATTACTGCTGTTAGAGCGAAAAAATATAAGCGTAATGTGTTGCAACAAATTAATCACACCTATACTGCAACCCGTTATTTAATTTATATTCCGGTTTTTATTGCTGGTTTAATTCCTAATGACTTAAATAATCCTAAACAGTACTTTTACTATGTAGGGGCAATGGTCTTAGTTTGTTTGTTAGCTTATCTATGTATTCGTTTGATTGCTTACTATTTTAAGTATTCGGTTGATAAAACTTCAATTGACTTACTTAATTATGTAATCTTATATGAGACTAAAGATGATTTGCCCCTAGATACAGTTAATCCATTAATTCCAACTTTTGAATATAATCGTACTCACCCTAAGAATAAGGTCTATTTTGGTGGCTATACCTTAGAGGAATTCCGAAAGGCTATGCAGGAGGTTTATGAAGCTAAAAACGATCGGCGATATGGAGAAGATACTCACCGTTATTTAGCTTTGCTGTTTCATGATATGGAAGATTATTATATCCATACTTTATCCGATCCCGCAGTAGAACAAGAGGTGATAAAACATGAGTAAGGATAAATTAGAGCAAGTAGAACAAGTTTTAGACAAAATACGTGACTCCTTTCTGTTTCCTCGCCCAGAACTGAACAATACTTTGGAAAAGGGTACTAGAAATCTACTTGATGTTAGCTATTCTCTACTTTATCAAGTAAAAGAACAGCAATCTGAAATTAAAAAATTAAAGGAAGACTTAGCTAAAAAAGATTTAACGGATGACGATTATGTAGTTATCTGGGTTGATAATAAATATTATTTAAGTATGACTTTACTAACTACTAATGTATCTCTTGCTTTAAATAAGCCTGAGCTTACTTTTATAGGTGCTTATCTTTATAAGGAAGTTAAAGATATTTTCTATACTGAATATACTTATTCTTCTTTGAAACTTTTAGATAATCATGAAGTTGTAATTGTACCTGCAAAAGATTTTAATGGAAAGTTTAATACTAATTATAATTTTATGGAATTGGGTATAACTAATGAAGATTAAACGAATTATAATTTATTCAGTTTTCGGTATTTTGTTCTTTGCTGTTCTTTTAATTTTTATCCCAATCAATATTAAAACTGTTCATACACAAACTATTAATGTTTCAGATTCTGCACCAATTAAAGTAGATCATATCAATGCAACGGTTGATTATTATGGAATGCCTAGCGATTGGGCTGATCCAGATTCTAGCGTTGACTGGGATTCTCTGTATAGTTTTGAAGCTGATCTAATGGATAGTTCTGACAATTATTTAACAGATGGTGATAGGGTAGTGGATGAGTCTGTAATCCAAAATCTTAACGCTGTTCCAGCCTATGACTATTATGCTCATACTAAACATAGCTATCAAAAGACTACACAGCAGGCTACTGATGTTTATGGTCTGCATTGGAATTACAGTGATAATAATGACCATGATACGTCTAAGATTGTGCAATCTAATGATAAGTCTTACATTCCTATTTACTTAGATATTGACTGTCATTATAAAGAGGGTAAATATTCCCGTTCTAGGGATCTGCACTATAAGCTTGTTCCTAATGGAAATAAGTATTCAATGGTTAGCGATGCTGATAATTAATGTAAAGTCCTTATTAGGGCTTTTTATTTTTATTTTTTTGCAAAAAACAGTTGAAAATTCAACTAAAAGTGTTATACTTATAATTGAAATAAGGAAAGGAAGTTGTAAGGATGGTTTTATACTTAGTTTACATTGCTATTTGTTTTGCCTTTCTATGGGGCATTACTCAAGCATTCCCAGATTTTAAGCTTTTCATCTACTTAGGTGGGTGGATATTCTGTACTGTTGTTTACTTGTTTTTATGATCGGGCAAGGAAACACGTTCTTTTAAGGACGTGATGAATTGCCTTTTCTTTTAATTTAATATGTTACAATATAATTATACATGGAAGGAGGTGAAACAAAAATGACTATTAAAGGAATTAAGCTACGTTTGTATCCAAACAAATCCCAACAAAATCAGTTGCTACAAATGTTTGGTAATGACCGTAAAGTATGGAATCTGATGCTGGATATGGCTAAGCAACGTTACCAAAATAATCCTAGCAGTCCTTTTGTCAATGAATATGGAATGAATTACTTACTTAAACAGTTGAAGCAAGAATATCCTTATCTCAAAGTAAGTGATGCAACTAGTTTCCTTGTGGTGAATCACAATCTAGCACAAGCTTTTAAGATGTTGTTTAAGCATCAAGGGGGGTTATCCTAAATTTAAGTCAAGACACTCTGCTAAACAGTCTTATACTGGTAGATCTACTTGTAAAGTAATTGCTAAGAGGAGAGTTCGACTACCCAAATTAGGTAGCGTTAGAACTAGTAAGACTAGTAGGTTAAAAGACTGTAAGATTAAGAGATATACAGTTACCTTAGAGCCAACTGGTAGATACTATCTATCCCTAATAGTTGATGATCCTAGTATTAGTAAATTAGAACCTACAGGAGCAGTAGTGGGAATAGATCTAGGAGTAGCTGACTTAGCAATTACTAGTGATGGTAAGAAATATTCTAAATTTAGAATTTCTTATTTAGATAAACAAGCTAAAGCTTGGCAATCTAAATTTAGCAAAAGAAAGCATAGAGCTACAGTTAAGGTAAGACAGTTTAATCATAACCATAAGGATATTAAAGAAGAATTGGAAGATTACCAGAATTGGCAAATAGCTAGAGTAATTAAAGCACGTTACCAAGCTAAGATTGCCAATAAGCGTAATGACTACTTACAAAAGATTACTACTGAGTTAGTTAAGAATTATGATGTGATTGTAATAGAGGATTTGAAAGCCAAAAATCTTCTTAAAAATCACTCTTTAGCTAAGAGCATTGCTAATAATAGTTGGTACTTATTTAGAGAAATGTTGGAATATAAATGTGAATGGTATGGCAAACAATTAATAGCTGTTAAGCCAAACTATACTTCACAGATATGCTCAAATTGTGGTTTCCACAGTGGGCCTAAACCACTCAATATTAGGGAATGGACCTGTCCTAAGTGTGGCACCCATCATGATAGAGATATTAATGCGGCAGTTAATATCTTAAATAAAGGATTAGAAAAGCTAAAGGCTAGGGACTAGCCGTGGTAAAATAGTTTAGTTCTGTAAGTTAGGTATTGTGAATACACATGTAAGATCCTAAATACTACTTAGCGTTCCCAGAAGCTCGGACATTGATGTCCAAGTAGTTCACGGTACTATACAATCCGGGGTGTTGATAATGGTAATTTTATTAGTTTTGCTTTTAATGACTACGTTTGACTTATTAACTTTGTTGGTTGTCAATAACATTAAACATGGGGGTTTGTAATGATTAATAATATTTTAGAGTCTATGTTTGATGACTTTATCCAAGATAATATGATTGGACTTTCAGAGTCTGCAACTAAAGAACTGCTTACAGACGTACAGTTCTTTTATAAGTATTGTTCTGAGATTAGTTATGTTAATATTGACTTAACTGAGATTAGTTCAGCTCAAGAAGAGGTTTGGGCTAAATTTCACTATTGGAATGAGAAGTATAATTATTATATGAATGGTAAAGGTCATTATACAGATCGGTCTATGCTAGTCCATGATATTGCAGATTACTACTATCAAGTATCTAACCCAGACAAGTTAAAAGATCCTCAATTTTTAGACTCAGTTTGGCAATCTTTTATCTGGAATAACACATATGATTATTGGTTGAGGTCTTCTTTAATTGATAATTATGGAACGGAATTTGATTTTGAATTGACTTTTGAGGGCACTAACATATACAGTCCCTTGTTAGTAGTAAATAGGGTTTATAAGGACAATTACTAAGGCTCAAGCCAAGGACCCATTAAACATTGATGAAGTTATTGATTTAAGCTTAGATAAGCTGTCTAAAGATACATTCATTAATATGCTAGGTTAACTTAGTTGAAGTCCAGCTAACATTTGGACTTTTTATTTTACCAAAAAATAGTAATTTACTCTTGATTGTTTTAATTAAAAGGTTAAAATATAATTGTAATAAGGAAACAGGAAAGGAAGTTATTATAATGAAGAAAACACTTTTAGTAACATCATTAATTTGCAGTGGTTTAGCATTAGGTAGTCTTTCTGAAAATGCTAAGGCTGATGAAACCCGAGACCAGATTGAAGCCCAAGGTAATCAGCAGATCCAATACTACTGGAACCAGTATCAGCAGGGATTGCAAGAGCGCCAACAAGCTTGGGAACAGGGTCATGGTGATCGTTTCAGTAACGCCTACATAACCGCTGATGCGAAGGCTGGGGCCATGTATCAGGAATGGCTACGATCACAGACACGTCTGGGAGATGAGTTGCACAACTACGATGTCAGCCAGTATGAGAAGCAACAGAGCCAGAAAACGCAGGATAATACTAATAATAAGCAATCAGTAACTTTGCAACAACCATCAGAAAGTGATACCAATACTGTTTTAAGTAACTTTACTAAGGATAGTGGTATCTCAACTACTCAAGATGGGGTTAACTACACTGTAAATCAACAGAATAATGGTGAGCAAGAAAGCAGTAAGCCTGCGAATAGTCAACAACTAGGCTTAACAAATGAAGCTACTTGGCAAGATCAAGATGGTAGTGTACATAATGTTAATAGCGATGGCTTAGATCATTATTATAATGCTCAAACTAAAAATTATCAGTATCAAGACCGGTCTGGAGTTTTGCCAGATAATGCAGTAATTAAGGATAGTGGTAATATGCAATACATGACTCGTCAAGAATATAAGCAACGCTTACAGTCACAATCACAGCCACATCCACAGCCACAGCAAAACAACCAACAGTATGGTAATGGACTGTTTATTAAAGATAATCAGTCACAGCCAACTAATAACCAGCCTAGCCAAAGTAATTCATCAGACCCGACTACTAATCAGTCTAGCCAAGCTAAGGAACTACCGCAAACTGGGAATGCTAATAGTAAAGTTGGATTAGGTGGATTGGCACTTGCTAGTTTAACAGCGATGTTTGCTCTAGGAAAGCGAAAGGAAAGATATTAACTCATGAAAAGTATTTTACCATTTGATAATGTAGAGACGATTAATGATGTACCGGGAAATTCTATGGCTTGATACTAAGAGATGATGGTTGGCACTTATGGACGAATGGAGAGGATGCTTTTGAAACCGTCTTTCCAGTTAAGCATTGTCCTGAATGTGGTCGTTTTTTGAAAGAGGAAGAAGATTAATGGAATTAACCGAAAAGCAGGAGAATTGTCCTTATTGTCATGTAGGGAGCAAAATAAAAAGCCTGTATAATGGTTCACCTTGGAATGGTACCGAACTAATGCTTGAACGTGTAGACGATAGTATTGTTTCAGCAGATGAGGACGTTTGGGGTGATATTGGATTCGATCCTGTTAATAGGACTTTAACCTCGTGGGGTGAAGGTACTGTTGCACTTACTATTGACATAAACTATTGCCCCGTGTGTGGACGTTCTTTGAAAGAGGAGGAAGAATAATGAATAATAGAGAATTTATTAAATTAGCAAAAGATAAGGTAGCTCATTACACCTTTGATGTTTTAGGCTATGAGCAAACATCTATCGAAATTTTTGTAGTATGGCAGGTTAAGGTTTTACAGAACTACAAAGCCTTATTAGCTACTGATATTAAAGATGATCAGCATTATTATGAAGCAACTTACAATGGCGATAAGAAAGAACTTTACTTAGATGTCTATAACAAACAAGAAAATAAATGTTTTAAGGTGGGAGAATAATGTTAACAACACAAGCACGTTTGGCTATGAAGAATAAACAGCCGGTTAGATTAGTCGGTGACTTATATAATATCTTAGATATTAAGCACGTTAATGGAACACGAAAGATGGTTGCCACAATTAAGAAAATAGGCTTGGATCAGTATCGATATAAAGAAATTGATGTTGACGTTGATTATTTGGAACAAGCATAACTATAGTGAATAACATATTAGGGACCAAAAATTTTATTATTAGATTTTGGTCTTTTTTATTTTGCTTTCTTTTCTAAATTCCAGTTAGGTAAAAAGACGGGGGTGTGCTAAGAAAAAGATAGAGATAGGGGTAAAGATAGCTGTTCATGAATCTATGGAAAATGCTAGGATTTAGGAAATATTTTTTAATGACCCTAGGCAGAGCGAGTGACCACCCTTGAGGAGGTAGACCTTCGAACAAGATGGGGGTGTGGTCATAACCGTATTATCTAGTATTAAAGACTAGCAAACCTATAAAGCGAAATAAAAAAGCCCCTTCGGTAAAAAGTACCAAAGGAGTTAATAGTTAGATTAGGTTAAATTTTAATTTTAGGAATAAGACAATCAACAATAAACCAGCACCCGCAAAGCTTACTAGTATAGTGCATACACCAGTGCAAGCCGTTGAGTAGTCGATTCCAAGTAGTTTAGAAGTAACCTTGCAAGTTAGCTCCAGCAAGCTAATTAAACCGCTCGCAAGTAGGTAGAATAAGTTATATACACTAATTAATAAAGTCATGATAATACTTCCTTTTCTTTATCTTACACCATTATAATACAATAAGCATTTTATATTGTCAATACATAATCATAAAATAATAGCTTAATTATTATATAGCCTTAATTCTTTATATAAGGCTTTCTGAGGCGTTTTAGGGTAGTTAGGTATAATTTACCATTAAAGCAATAAAACAAGCACAGACAAGCCAACAGACTAAAATAATAATAGATTGAGTTAAATAAGCAAGGACAAAGGGGATGAACTAGAATAATAATAATAATAATAATGTTGCATTTGCAACAAAACATCCCCTGTATAGATAAGGATAATAAAAGAAGCAAAATAAAAAGGACTTATGAAAAGCCCTTTAATATTATTCAAATCCTAATTGGTTATTAATGTAGTTCACAATGCTATCTGCTTGCTGGTCGGTTAAGTCTTCTTCAATATCAATATCAAACTCATCACTTAAATCATTTAACACGCATTCTATGTTAATATATGCAACCATATTAGCAACCTTTTCGGGGTCGGTTAAATCCGTATTAACTAATCCAAATTGTTCAGTTTCATAATTCTTGACGTATTCAATAGCACCAAAGACACCGTTTAAAGTAGTGCTTGCATAAAGCTGATCTTCTTCACTAAACTCTTCTAATGCTTGTGAAGCCTTATATGTTCCAATAATCCATAAATCGTTGCTAGTAGTATTCATTTGAATATCTTCAAGTGAATTGCTTCCGTTTTCCAATTCATCCGCAATAGTTGATAACATAGTGTTGTAATTAAATTCTTCACCCATTTTGATTACTTCCTTTTCCTTATTTATCTTACATTATAATAATAACATTGTTAGTTATTATTGTCAATAGTTTTTTCTAAATAATTAAGAATTTAAGCTTAATTCTTGAAATAATCCTTGTTCTTTATTACATTATAATAATAACATTGAATGTTATAATTGTCAATAGGTTTATTTAATTTTGTTGTAATTCTTCCCACGTAGACTCATCATCGTAATAATCAACAGTCCCCTCAATGTAATTATCGATTTCCTTATCTTCGCCCCCGTTTTCCCAATAATGATCAAATTGTTCTTGAGTCCAATTTAAGTCATACATATAATAATCAATAGCGGATTCATACACTACTTCAGATAAACCAGTGTTAGCAATGACAATTTCTTTTTCTTCTTCACCTCGTTTCAAGGTAAGGATTGCTTCACCATAAGTTGTTTCAATAAGACTAACTAATTCAGTTTTTACATTGTCTGTTAACTTTTCCATTTTGATTACTTCCTTTTCTTAATTCCTTATTACATTATTATAATAACATTGCTAGTTATTATTGTCAATAGTTTATTTAAATTTTATTTCATTTACTTCTTAAGTTTTATAATTGCTAAATGGTCAAGTTCAATTTCACAAGGCTCTGTTTCATTAGGGTATTCATCATCGCCAATCCAATCTGCGACATAGTGTCCCATAAGTTTCATTCCCCACATATCAATGGTAAATTTACAAAGTTCTCCTTTGGGGGTATCTGAATCATGTTCGTTATTAATTGCGTACCAAAAAGCCACATTAAAATTATCAATATTTTTCTCCGTGACAATTCCGCAACTTTTCTCAATAATCAAATCATTCCAATTCATTTTATTACTTCCTTCCTTGTTACATTATTATAATAACATTGATTGTTGTTATTGTCAATAGTTTATTTAAATTTTTATCTGGTCTGATTATTTTAGTTTGTTAAATTCTTCAATTCTATTAATTCTATTAATTAGTTTGATAACTAAATTATTAGTGATTCCATTGGCTTGTAACTGTTCCTGCTCCTTTGGTGTAAGCAATTGCCAACTATCGTTAACAATTAGATTTTGTGGAAAAATGTTAGCATTATCATGTACAGTCTGTAAACTGATACTAGCATTAGTTGCTTCCCTTACCTTGTTAGCTAAATCATTCAGAACATTTTTAATATCATTAGTCATTTTTATAACTTCCTTTCTTTATTACATTATAATAATAACATTGTTAGTTAAGTTTGTCAATAGGTTTTCTAAATAATTAAGAGTTTAAGCTTAACTCTTGAAATAAATCCTTGTTTCTTATTACACTTTTATAATAGCATACTTTTAACATAATGCAAGCCCTAATTTTAATTTTTATTGATTGATTTTAGCAATTATAGCACCTACTAGATAAACAATAACTAGAATAGCACTAATTTTCCATGTAAGCTATTCTGAGGCGTTTTAGCACTGTTTAGGTATAATCTACCATTAAAGCCTAAAAATGAATTAAACACGGTTATATAAAGAAATAGGGCTATAAGATAATCAAGTTGATTTTTTATAAATAAGTATTGACAATGAAGCCTATTAATGTTATTATAATATTGAAAGGTAAATAGCAAACGCCCAGATAGCTGGTAAGGGAAACCATTTTTGGTTGTTGTTAGCTAGATATGTTTAGAGTAATCCGTACCTTTTTAAAAATTAAGTATCTTCTTCCCTAATCATATACATCCACCGTATAGCCCTAATAAACTCCAGCTATATTCTGTTCTTAATGTTACAGTCTATTTTATTCAGTTGTTTAATTAAGTTTAGTTTTCTATTAATCACTTCCCTTTCCTTATCTTTCAATTATATTATATCATTATGTAATCATATTGTCAACACATTTATAGAATTAATTGGATCGATCCACTTGTTAAGAATGCTATTATACCAGTCTTTACGGGGCTTTTTTAACTCTAAAATTTATCAACTGTTAAAATATTTTTATTAATTTATTTATACGTTTTTGGCTTGTTTTTGCCTTTTATTAGCTTTTATAGGGCTTTTTTGTTGTTTTTAATTAGTGAAGATAATCACTAATTACCCTTATTGTCTTTATCTTTTATATGTAAAACTAAAAGGGTAGAGACTTAACGAACGTTGATATAATAACATTCTTAGTTTTTACCCTTGATTGTGAATTGTTTAATTTATTTACCTTTTTACTGGAAGAGTCTATACTCTTCAACTAGCTTTTGCTTTAATTCAAAGATAACGTTAGCTAGTTTATTGCTTAAATCCTTATATTCCGCCTTATCATAACTTAACAGAATTGAGTCAAGGCGGTGTAATTCCTTATAATATACACTATCAAGGTAGTGGAGTGCATTATCCTTTACTAGTGCAATATCACCCACTGTTAAATTGCGATAGTCTTGATCCATGTAATAATTATTACTATCTTTAAAGTAATTCACTTTTACTTTGTCTTTATTGCCAATAGTACTAACAATATAATTTTTTGGTTGCATTCCTTTTTTCATTGTGATACTTCCTTCCTTATCTTTTAATTATATTATATCATGTTTTGTTAACTATGTAAAGATACAATTTTAAGATTATTCTATACCATAATAATCGCAAGAAGTCAAGGATTTTACTAGATAAATTTATATAGTTAGGCTTTCTGAAATTATGTTGTATTTGCAACATTTTTTTAATCTATTATTTGACTTTTATAGCTAAATAGGGTAGGGCTGAGTATAGTTTAATAACTTAATAACTTAATAACTGAATAGTTTAATAGTTTAATAGTTTAATAGTTTAATAGTTTAATAGTTTAATAGTTTAATAACCCAATAACTGAATAACTTAATAACTGAATAACTTAATAACTGAGTATAGTTTAATAACTGAATAACTTAATAACTTAATACCCTTTGACAAAAAAAAAGAAGGTAAAATTAATCACCTTCTTTAATTACTTTGTATATAATTGAATTCTTTTCGATTTCGTCCAATCCTACTAAATACTTATATCTAGGATTGATAGTAACTACTTGATAATCTTTGTCAAAATAGCAATCATCGCCTTGTGAGTTTTGAAAATCGATCATATCTTGACCCTGCATTATAATAGGCTCCATAGTTTAATCACACCCCTTTTTATAAACCAAACACTTCTTGATAATAAGTAAGTAAATTATCTACTTGTTTATTATTAAAGCAATCCAAAGTTAGTTTGTTTTCACCGCTAACATAAAATCCTTTGCCATTGATAATGGTATCATGTTCTTGTAAGATAATTTTTGCCTTAGCCATATCTTTAACAACTATGCTTAATTTACAAGCAGGAACAACTTCACCAAATTCATTTCGTATACGATACTCCCCCCGTTCGATTGATAATTCAGTTTGAGGGTCAACTTTTACAAGTTCAAATCTAATTACATTATTCATTTTATTTACCTACCTTTTATTAATAATCATATTCTGAACGGCGCAAGCCTAAATAATAACATTTACCATTTTCAGCTTTACCAAATGATTGGTATAAATATCTTTCTGGGTCGTCATCATCCGTTGTATAAGCTTCACCCATGCAAAATGTTTGAATGAACTTAATACCTAACTGATTTTCTAAAATTTTTTTCGTTGCTTTTTCTAGTGGTAATGGTGGTAAAACTTCATACATTTCAGAATAGATTTCATGATCAACTTCTTGAAATAACTTTGGATTTAATTCACCAGTTGCTTCATTATTCCAATCTTTCATAGTGTATACATTAGTCATTTTTATAACTTCCTTTTCTTAATTCCTTATTACATTATTATAATAACATTGTTAGTTATTATTGTCAACCCTTTTTCTAAATAATTAAGAGTTTAAGCTTAACTCTTGAAATAATCCTTGTTCCTTATTACATTATTATAATAACATTGTTTTGTTATATTGTCAATAGATAATGTTAAAAAATTAAATATGTTCGATAATATTATCATAGTCAAACTCTTGCAATAAATAGCGGTTTAAATCTTTCATAAAATAAGTGACTTTCATTTGACCCTCCTTTTCTAGTTGGTTGTTTTCTGAGTCAAAAAATCCAAAATCACCAGTCATTAGATTAACTACTTGAATATCACCAAAATAGTTAACAATCATTCCAAAATAGATTTGATTTTGATTATTAACAAACAAACGGGTATTACTATCAAAATTATCAAAATCAAGATCTTCAGCAATTCCACACTCTTGATTAAGGTTGTTCATATATGTTTCAATAATCATTTTTATAACTTCCTTTTCTTATTTCTTATTACATTATAATAATAACATTGTTACTTCTTATTGTCAATAGATAATGTTAAAAAATTGAATAGGGTTTGAAATAAATACCCGTAGGCGTTTGTTTATAATTCTCTAATTCTTGTTGAATAGGCAAAGGGTAATCTTTGAGCAAGTCCTTAATAGCATTCTCACCATTAACAAGCAAATATTCTTCTTGCAAAGTATCTTCTGGATAATAGCCTAACTCTAGCTTATTAGCTAATTCATTAAGGTTAGTACTTGACCCTTCGACGTTGCCTTCCCAATCAGTCAAAACGTGTTCATATGTAACGGAGTAAAGACTAGCATTTTCGTATTCATTAGCCTTTGAATAAACAAAATGCTTGTAAAAACGGGAATCACCATACTCTGGTAGTTTGTAGATTTTCATTTTTATTACTTCCTTTTCTTAATTCCTTATTACATTATTATAATAACATTGTTACTTCTTATTGTCAACCCTTTTTCTAAATAATTAAGAGTTTCAGCTTAACTCTTGAAATAAATCCTTGTTCCTTATTACATTATTATAATAACATTGTTCTGTTATATTGTCAATACTTATTACAAATTATTTTTTAGGAATTTTGAAATCCTTGTCTTTTAAGAATTTCAAAGAATTATACATATTATAAGAATGTCCATATTCCCGTTGGTTGGTTAACAAGTCAATAAATACATTATCAATAAATATATAATTATCGAAGATAGTTAACATTCTTTTATAACGGGGTTGCCAAGCTAATAGACAACTGGAAAAGTTAGGGGCATAGATTTTAATAGTATCGATTTTAATTACTTGCTTTAATTCATAATCTAAAGCTTTAAATGTAATTAAGCTAGTCTCTGAATCTGGTTTGGAATAGTCGTCCATATTAATCATATATGAACGGTAGAAGCTATACATAGATTTAGACTGTTTAGACTGGGGTTTGATTTTAAAAAAATCTTTTAAGGTTAACACAATCTAATCACCCCTTTTTATCTTCTTGACCAAAGCGGGGTCATAATTGTTATGAAAATAATTATCCACCAGTTAGCGGGATCCAGCATAGATAACACAATAATAGGGGTAACAAGCACCAGTAAACTAATAACAATTAGTTTTTTAGCCTTTTTATAAGATTCTGGAATCTGTTTATCATGTACATAATTACGGCGGTTGTCCCTTTCATTCATAATTATACCCCCTTACTGTTTACCTTCAATTAATGCTTCAACCATGTTAAGGCTATCTGTAATCACTTGACTAACTTTTTTCAAATCCTTATTAGTAGGATTATTACGGTCAATTAACAACTTGCGGGAACCGCTATCGTTTGTTGTATAGATTAGTACATCGTTTTTATCCGTACTATCATAATCAAAAAGCCAATTGCCTTGATAATATACATTTAACAGATCAAGGTCGATTGTAATATCATCGCCTTCAATAACAAAATCTACAAGTTCCATAATTTTATTAGTTAATTCCACATTATCCATTTTAATTACTTCCTTTTCTTATTTATCTTACATTGTAATAATAACATTGTTCTGTTATATTGTCAATAGATTATTTAAAATATATTGATAGATAATTTAGTAAATCATATTGTAATTCTTTGCTAGTCTTAGCAATAGTAATAACTTTTTTAGTATTGTCTAATTCTACTACTTTCCACCATTTTTCATTGACTAAATTGTTAACGTTAACTTCATGGATACCGAGTACATTGTACTGTATTTTATTATAATTATTGAGTTCAAATTTTTGGATGTATTGACTTAAAACATCAATCGCAATTTTTGACCCCGCTTTTCCACTTGTAAGAACATCCAAAGCCTTATCAAATTTACTTTCAGAAACAAGGTCAAAGGCTTTTTCTAAATATTCAAGTTGTTTTAAGACTTTTTCATTGTCCTTGTATAATTCTTTTTTGAGTTCCAAATTGTTCATATATGTTTCAATAATCATTTTTATAACTTCCTTTTCTTATTTATCTTACATTGTAATAATAACATTGTTGGTTCTTATTGTCAATAGATAATGTTAAAAAATTAGTTAAAAATACGTTCTTTTATAGTGTTTGTTAACTTATTAATGTCCCTTTTAAGATAGCTATTAAAGAGGCTTTTAAGTTCCCTCTTGCTATAATAATCAGTTACAACATTAATCTTATCACCGTTTTTACTAAATCCTATGTGAGGTTCTATGTATTGCATAAACTTAACAGTATTCATATTCTTTTTGTTGTTTGCTACTTCTAAAGTATTAACCATTTTAATATACTTCCTTTTCTTATTAAATTTACAGTTTGAATAATTAAGAGTTTAAGCTTAACTCTTGAAATAAATCCTTGTTCCTTATTACATTATTATAATAACATTGTTGGTTATTATTGTCAATAGATTAAGCTAAAATTATTGACTGATTAATTCATTTAAATAATTTTTGATTTTAGTTTTCTCTTTTTGTGTTAGTAAGTCCCACTCATCAATATTAAGATTATCTTTAATTAAATTAAAGATATAGCTAAAATTGGCTTGCGCTATATAAGAAGCAACTTCTAAAGGATTCCCAAAGTCTACTTCATCTAAAGAGTCACAATCATAATTAGAGTTCTCTAATTCTTTAAGGTAGTTTTGGGCGTATTGAATAGAGCCAAAAATACCATTGAAAGAAGTTTTAATCCTTAATTGATCCGAGTTTTCAAATTCATTAAGGGCTTCGATAGCCTTATCAACGTTATCAATAAACCAGTGGGCATAAGTCAATTCTTCCTCAATATCACCTAACGCTTCGCACTTGTTTAGGTTGTCTAAAATTAACGTTGAAATAGTTTTTTGATTAAATGCAGTCATTTTTATAACTTCCTTTTCTTATTAAAATTACAGTCTGAATAACTTAAGAGTTTAAGCTTAACTCTTGAAATAAATCCTTGTTCCTTATTACATTATTATAATAACATTGTTCTGTTATTATTGTCAATACTTTTTTATAAAAAATTAGCTTAAAATATTAGTAATATAATTGTCTCTTAAGTCTAGTATATTATTACGATAATATAGATTGACACCATCAACACCAAGGTAGTCATGTAAGATTGTAGAATTAACATCTTCTAAAAAATATACTTTCTCGCTTGCATCCATCCAGTTAAACAACCATAAAGCAATAGGCGTTTCATCATTGTCATGGTTATTATACCAATCATCGAGTTCAGTCCAGCACTCACGAAGTCCAGTTTCATCTTCTTCCATGAAAGCCATCAAAGTCCCCCTTGTATAAATCGTTAACTGTATCATTAACACGATCTTCAAGGTCAATAGCGCTTAAGGCTTCAACTTGCGCACTCTTTAATTCCATTTGATTAATAACATTCATGATTTCTTCATTAGTCATTTTTATAACTTCCTTTTCTTAATTCCTTATTACATTATAATAATAACATTGTTAGTTATTATTGTCAACCCTTTTTCTAAATAATTAAGAGTTTAAGCTCAACTCTTGAAATAATCCTTGTTCCTTATTACATTATTATAATAACATACTTTTAATAAAATGCAAGCCCTAATTTTAATTTTTATCTGGTTTGGTAACTATAACCCCTACTCACTCAACAGATACACAATTTTTTAGATTATTTTCTTCATATAATAGCAAATAGGACAAATTTAACACGCTTATAAATACCACACTAATCAATAGAAGTCAAGGTAAAACAACACATTTTTTAATCTGTCTTTTTTCTTAAAAAACCTCTGGTACTCGAAAATTAATATAATATAAAAGGAACCCATTTTACTGGATTCCCTCTGGTACTCGAAAATTAATATAATATTAGTCTAGTTTATTGGTAGCAGTTAACATACTAACCACCATTATCAATAAGTTTCCTTCTGTACCTCGAAGTGTAATTTCTGTTTCTAGTGCGCTTTCGCCTTTGATAAATTTATTTAAGGACTCCTCGGAATTAGTTCCGTCTAATTTTTTCCAAGCACTAGAGTCGCAATTAACCGATGTTAAAGGTTTAGTATCTAATAACATATGGTAATTATTTCTAATATCAATACCATAAGCATTAAAATAGGTAGTTCTTACTACGCTAGAGTCTAAGTCTTTAATCTCGCTAAAAAATATCGGCGTACTGTTAAACATTAATTTAGTTACTCGTCCTAATAAACCTAAATTAATTAACTCAGACAAATTATAAAGACTAATATCTTTATCATCCCAACTAGGCTTAATTAGTGGGGTAATTAGATACTCCCTTTCCCCCATTAATAGGTTAAACACGTATTGGTCATAGTAAAGCTTAACAATCGTATAGTCATGATTATCAACTTTAAATTCTCGATACTCATAATAACGGGGTACCTTATTTAGAAAAGTCCATTCATGAGGTTCACTTTCCTCAAACAGACCAGAGGGGTCATTCTTCAAATTCCATTCTAGCATTTCTTGACTTGAAAAAGTGCTGAATTGTAATAGTTCTAAGTCTTTACTAAAACGGGGTTGAGCAACTAGATAAGTAAAACCTCTTTGACCTACATCTTTAGGCTTGACTAATACTCATGCTAATTAAGTGATAGTTTTTTAAGTGGTTAGCCATTGCCCGAGACGTTTTTAACTTCTTATACGTAATCATACTACTTCATTCTTTCACTGTATTTTTTGAGCATAGCTTTCGGATCCATAATGTCATCTAAAATCCCGCTTTCATCTAGTTGCTTCATTAAGTCCAATAGAGCAGGAATGGCATATGCTTTAATGTTATTATTAACTACTTTCGGTGTTAAATCAAGGATGTAATTAATAATATGTTGGTCTGGTGTTAAATCCCCAGCATTAAAAATAAAGTTGATTAACTGTACTAAATGTTTCTTGGTTAAAACATGATCTGAGATTGATTTCAATTCATTTTCTAAGACCCCTAAGATCACATTAAGTGTAGAGTCTTCTACGTCTACCTCTTCAATCTTACTAATTAGTAGGTCACGATCATATCCATATTTAGAAACACCTGCACCAGCAATCGTCTTCTCTAACGTTTCATGTAGTTGAGTATTACCCATCTTTCTTAGTGCTTTATAATTTTCAAGTCCGAATGGAATAAAGTAAGTATCTTTATCCACTTTAATTACACTAAAGTTTTCAATTGGAACAATTTGTACGTCAACATCACCCATACTAGTCATATAGTAGCTAGTGTTATGTCTCATTGCATTAAATTTCATTATTAATCTCTCCTTTAGTTTAAGCTTAACCCAGCATTGTTTAATTGTCTAATTAATTCTTTACCATCTTTAGTTGCACCAATCTGATTAACAATCTGGTTTACTCGCTTATCAATTTCATTTAAGGCTTCTTCTTGTTTATCCTTAGGAATGTATCGAACAAAAATTTCCTTTAGTGCAGTCATTTCAGACTCTTTAATTAATTGGTACTGCATAAGAGCTTCCGCAGTCAAACCTCTTGTTCTGCTACCGAAGTATTTAGCATGAAGACTTAGGGCACTCATTAATGTTTTAGGGTCAATAAATTCAGACTCCTCAATAGTTTTTATACCCTTATTAATAATCATTTCCAAGGCTTGGTCTTCTGAATACAGTTTACTTACTGGACCAGTTGCAGAGTTGCTTACTACTGGTTGCTGACTTTGACTTTTAAGTTCATTAGTTTTACCAGTAAAGCCAACAATCTTATTACTGTCTACATCATCAATAGAGTTCTTTTCTCGCTTATCCATTAACTGTTCTAATGGAATATTTTGTTCTTGTGATTCTTTAATTCTTTTCTTGAGTTTAGTAAGGTTTCCCTTAGCCATTTTATAGCCTTTGGAATTTAAATAGCGAATGATATAATCATAGCTCATTTGTTGTTCCATTAGCCCGATAACCTTACTAAAAATAGCCTTATTGTTATAAAGCTCTTTTAAGCTTAGTGATTTTAAGTCTGTAGCCACTCTAAGCCCTCCTAATTGATTTTAGTATAATTTATCATGAACAAATTAAAATCGCTAAAACAGGCTCTTATAGCCTAATTTAGGCATATATAAATTGAGTTTTAGCCTAGATAGGATTGTTTTAAAAATCAGTTCTTGCTTACTGTCTGTAAGTATCTTCTAATCGTAGCCCTAGCTAGACCCTGTTTATAGTTTAACTCAATAAACTTAGATATATGCTGAATTATAGTCATTTTAGGGAGTTTTAGCCGATTTTAACCCGCTTAAAATAAATACACTAAATTGTGTGTTATTCTTGGTTTTCAAAAATTAATATAGTGAACAAAAGCTAATGAAAATGTGAATACTTTTTCTGGTACTCAAAAATTAATATAATTCTACATACAAAACTGTAAACAAAAAGGGACTTTGAATAGCCTTAAAACCACTCAAAATCCCTATGTTTAGCGTCTATGATAATTAATTAAGATTGGTAAAGAAGCACCAATTACAAACCCTAGTGCAGTAGTTAACTCTAACATTTGTACATGAGGTAAACCTAATACATAGCCAATCAAATAACCAACAAATACAATACCCTGCCACAAAAAGCTATAAACAACCGTCATTATAAGGGTCATTAACAACCAATTATTAATTAGCTTTTTCATCTGCGATTACCTTATTTCTTAGCTGTAGTAGTTGTCTTGTTAGCTGATGTTCTAGTAACTTTCTTAGTAACTTTCTTAGTTGCTGTCTTCTTAGGCTTAGGTTCTTCTTTCTTTAAGGGCAAGAATCCCCACTCAGTATCATAAATCCCATGTTCTACGACTTTAACATTCTTAAAATCTGCTGTTAATTGTACAGTATAGGACTTGATAACGCCAGTATTAGGTTCTTTAACTCTGAAAGTAGGCAAACCATTAAGGCGATTGTATTCTTGGTCCTTAGCTCTAACTTCATATTGCTTAAAAGCCAAGCTATCAATCAATTCATATGTTTTCTTTTCAACAATCCGTTTATTAATCATTTTTATCTCTCCTTGTATTTACGTCTAATATTTTCTTGCTTATTCTCGTGTAATTGTACCTTACGGGACACCTTTTTCTTACCTATTTTGCGTCCTTTACCGTAACCGGGGTTTTTATGAGTAACTCTGCTATCCAGAGAGTCATGAATATTAAAAAAGTCACGTGAAGTGGTACGATAGCGATAATTATACATAATTGTAATATAGTTTTCAGATAAGACCTGTGCAGTAATGTAAAGTTTACCATTAATCATTGCCCCAGTCCTTACTTGGTATATTTCAGTAGTGGTTGAAATAGTACCTTTCTGATCTATCTTTTTTAGCTGTAGTAGTTTTAAGTCAATCTTTTCATACCTAGAGACCAATTCCAGACCATACTTTTCTGCGTTGTACAGGTCCTTTTTACTGGCTTTATTAATCTTAGTAAAGAAACCCTCTAAGTAATATCCTCTTTTACTATTTAAAAACCCTGCGCCGGTTAGCGACAGACCTTTGATGCCACTTTCGTTTTTCTGCTTTGCTATGAAACTCACCACCTGTTGTAGTATCGTGTGTATAGATATTGCCAAAATGGTAACGTTGTAAAGATTTTTTAGAATCTAACATACCTTTGATATAAAGACTGGCAATTACTTTTTGTTGGTTATCTTTATTAAACATTTCACCAAATAGATTTTCTGCTTCTACCCGTCTACGCTTTTCTCGGGTATGAGTTTTAGCATTAAGGATAGCATTAAGTTCGCTAGACCATAAAATGGAAGTAGTTCCTCTTAAAGTTACTTTAGGCGAAGGTTCAGCCTTTTTAATCATTCCTGTAATTGCTTGGTCTTCAAATTGCTCATAGCTAATAATACCTACACAACTTAATTCTGGATTACTTTCAATCAGCTCTTTTACTTTTTTAACGTGGGAGTCGTGGCAATAAACATAAGTATATTTACAAACTCTTATATAATCTGCTAACTGATGAGGAAGTCTTCTGAGAGTATCATATTCAGTTTTAATTTCAATTCCAATGATACCCTTATTACTACTAAACAGTAGGCAATCAGCAATTGTTTTCCAGTTAATTGTCTTTTCGTAGATAATTAAGCTGTTACCAATTGGACCATAACGATCAAATAGGTTTTTATTATGTAAGATACTGTTTTTAATCTCATCTTCCATTAATCGTTTCATCACATTGCCCCCGAAGAAGTTAATACATTAAAGTAAGGCATATAAGTACTGTATAAAGGCCCAATATATCCTTTCCAGCGATCAAATTGGTAAGTGTCTTTTAACCATTTAACATTATTAAGACCAATGAATATACCAGTCTTTTCCATCTTTTCATATTTACCTGTCTTTGGTCCTACTAACACTTTTTTGTGCATTTCGGGGAAACCTAAGCCCCAATTACCGGTAACTGTATCAGTACCCCTAATGACTGGAGTAGTAAAAATAGCTGGCAAGTAGTTGAATTTACGTTTAACTTTTAACTTACGCTTATTATTGAGGTGTTGAGCTAAGCTTGTTCCCTCATAAGGCTTTTCCTTAGTCTCTACTAGCATTCGCTTCTTAAACAATACGTTTGGGTCCTTAGTTTGCTTATAAAGTTCAATTCCTTTAGTACCTAGTTCATAGGCAATTACTAATTTACCATCGTCACCTTGGATTAAGTCTATATAGTAATAAGGCTCATTATCAACAATAACAACGCCTGATTGTACATCAAGCATCTTTTCCAGTTCGTTCATTCTTATCACCCATTACTTTATGTTCATAATATTTAAGTCTAGCTTTATACTGATAAGCGATAAACTTACGGACGATTACAGAGTCAATAATATCTCTTACCCAGAAAGCTAAAATTAAGCCAATAATAAAAGCAACTTCATTTTCTAATCCCAAGTACGTGTATACACCGTATATACCAAGTACTCCTAATAGAATGGTTAAGGTATAAGAGATTAAGATACTAACACTGTAAACGTTTCTTTGGAATCTGGTTATGTTTTGCTTATCTTGTCTAATATTAGTATAAGCAGAGATACCTTCAAAGATTTCAACTATAATATAAGTAATTATACAATATTGTATCATTAGTCTGTTATCACCTCTTTATTGTCCTCTGTTTTTACTTCACCGTCTAAGGCAATAGGTAAATTCATAATTTTACCATCGAAGTCTTTAATGTGTTCATTAACATAAGCTTGGGCAGAGTCTTTACTAGAAAAAGTAAGAACAGCATTAAGATCATCAGACCAGAATAGTTGGTTATCATTAGTTAATAAGTAGTAAGCACCACTAATACAATTATTTTCCCGTTGGAACCCTTGAATAATCTTACTATCAATTAAATGCTGTGCTTCTAACTTTTGTAATTCATTTGATTTTTTATTATTGCCGAATTCTTCGTATAGGTCTGCTAAGTTCTCAGTATTAGACAAGAACATAACTTCCTTTTCACCTTTTTCGTTTAGACGACTTACCACTAATTCGTCATAGTTATAAAATAGCTCTTGTTGTCCCAAGTTATACATTGTTTCACCTAGCACAACTATACCAACAACTAAGAGGACTAGCCAAGCCCAAATACCCCACATAGGTATAGTACACCCAGTAACAATGGCAATAATTAGTAATGTAAATAATGCAATTAATAGACCAAAAGACCAATGAAATCTGTTAATTAATTTATCATATGGAATACTCATAATTTTATTATCTTTCATTAAATTAAAAACCTCACTAAATTTATTAACTTCATTATAGCTAATAAATAGTGAGGTTTACTTATTTTATAGGTTTACTACCAATGGTGTAATTGTTTCTGGAGTAACATTTAACATTACTTGACTAGCAGAAGCATAGCACCCTAGTCGATCGCTGTATTCTGTAGGACCAATCAGCGACCCTGACTGAACTACTAGCCCATTATTTTCTTTAATCATTAATGAATGTAAATGACCTCCTACCAATGCGTCTAAAGTAGTATGTTCAAATGCTCCAACCTTAGCAAGACAGTTGTTGTCATTAACCTTATCTAAATCTCCATGAACAAAAGCTAAATTATGACCTTGCACATTAACAATATGACGGTATTCTGTATCTGGATTAATGACTTTAAAATTAGTCATTGCTTTATTAGTATTTTTAAAGCTCTTAGTTAATTCTCGTGCTACTACAGCAACACTATCACCATAGAGTTGATCTTTTTTATTAGGAGCAAAGCGATCATGATTACCTGCCAATTCAGTAAATTCAAATTGAATATTAGGAAAACTAATCGCTAAGCTGGATAAGAAACTATCTTGTAATTCGGTAGCCTTAACAATCTGATTAGACAATTCAAATTCAGTGTAGTAACCTTGGTTTTGTCTCATCTGGGAATTTTCAATTAAGTCACCTAGGTTAATAATCTTAATATTGCTTGGCTTATATAATTGAACAGCCCGACAAATAGCTTGAATGTATTTGTCTAAACGTTGCTGAGCAATTGCATAGCTGTATTCATTATTCTTAAGCTCTACTTTAGCTCCAATGTGCCAGTCAGAAGTAATGACGATTAAAGTATCATTCTTATTTGTATTAAGATTATCTTTTACATATCTATTAGTACGAATAACTCGAGGCTTACTAATACTCTTAATTAGTTCTCGACTAAAAATTGTTTGATCCGTAAGTTTACGTTGTAGTTTATTAAGCTCACGATTTTTATTTTGTAATTCCCGTTTCTTAATCTGGTATTCGCCTAATTCACTACCAAAAGCTTTATTAACAAATTGTTGTTCTGTTGCTGAAAGCTCTTGTCTAGGCGATTGCTCTAATTCGTCCTTACGTCTCATGACTAATTCTTTAAAGTCTTTACTTGGTGAGAAGACTAAATCTAATTCTTTAGCCTTGGCTCTAACCTTACGCCATGAAACAGATTTACTAGGACTAGCATTTTCTAATTCTCGAACAATCATAACAACCTTATCCAATTCCGTTGTAGGGATAGACAAAACTTCATCTCTAGTATTAACATAATGAACTTTAACTGGAGAAGAAGTTAAACCTAGAACAGATTCAATAGTTTCACTACCCTCTTTAACACTCATATATACTTTATGAGCGCTACTATCTTTATCAGATAGGTTACTAATGAATTGATCTAGGTCTTTAGAGTTGATTGTTTTTTGACTATAGTCTCTTAAATAAGAGTTAATGATACCAAGAGAAACTTGGTTATTAAATTTACGAGCAATATCACCTAAAATTGCATATACAAGCTTTGTATTGATTAGCAAACCTTCCCTTACTCTAACGAATTAAGTAATAGGTTTTTTAAGTTAATCTCTGATACAGCATAGCCGACTTTGCTAATTGGCTGTTTAGGTATAAAAGTATTATTTGTCAAGAATTCTTTGAGTTTTTCATTATTGTAAGCACTAGGATGTAACACTAGGTACTTAGCGACTGAATTCTTCGAAGCTTTAATATCAAACGTAACCAATACATCAGCTTGCTGGTATTGACCTAATACGAAGCGAGACTTACGATAGTCTCCTTCTTCTCTAGCAATAACAATATAAGTGTCATAATACTTAATCATTGTACTATCTGGTTTAGTATACATATTAATCACTTTAGGCATATAGTAATGAAGTTTATTAGATTGTATGTAAAAATGAGTATTAACTACAACCTTAGTGTTAATAAAATTATAAACGTCTTTAGTATCTAGGTCAGGGATTTTTAGTCCATATTCTAATTTATCCAGTTCATCAATCAAGTTATATGATTTATTGTGTTCTTGGTCAAATAGAATTGGTAAAATTCCTGTAAAGTAAGATACCATTGCTAAAACGTTAGGTCTCATATCATCAGAGTAATAACTAAAACCATACCCTTCACATATTATACTACAATTTGAGATATTTTTAACAGTTTTTTCATAATTTGTCCAATAAGGATTAAAAGAAATAAACTCTTGACCTGCTAAACTAGATAGGTTAGCTTGTGGCGATAAAGCAATTCCAATCAAAATGATTTTAACAGGCTGTTGGGGAGTAATACCCTCTAATTGACTTAGATAACTAATAGAATACATATCAACCTTATATCCCTTATTAAGGTAATAGGCTTTAGCTAGTAATCCAGCTAAATAGCTTATTCTGTCTGTATGATAATAAATAATAACAGGTTTTTTAGCCATTATTACACATCCTTTCTCTTTTATATTTTAAGTATAACACTTTTAGTTAAATATTCAACTGTTTTTGTACAAGGGGCAAAAATAAAAGAGGTTAAATTAATAACCCCTTTTATTGATTATTTACTTGCTTGAACGTTGAAAGCAGGAACTTTAGCAGTATCACCGATGACTTTACCATCTGTGTAGGCTACTGTATATTCCCCTTCTTTAACTGCTTGACCAGCTTTTAAGCCTTTAATATCTACAGTGTTCTTACCAATATCACCTTGAGCTACTAAGCTACCGGCTTGGTTAAACACTTCTAAGATTAATCCTTGTCCGTTATCCATGTTTTAAATCCCTCTATTCTGCGCTAATTGTTGTTCTCTTACTGCTTGCGACTACTTTAATATTTGTTGGTTTTTCAATTGCCTTATTTAAGATAATTTCTGGTACGTCTACTAATTCAGACCTATTAATACCGTCACTAAAGGCTACTTTATAATCCCCAGCTTTAACGTTTTCTTTAGTGACAAGAGTAACCGTATTACCTTGCCCCACATTAACCAAGCGACCGTTCTTAAATAAGAGTAATTGTAGTCCTTGATTATCCATTAGTTACCTCACTCTTTAACCTTATACTGAAGCTGGGCTTGCTGGAGTAGCTGAACTGGCAGGGCTAGAAGCTGGGCTTGCTGGAGTAGCTGATGTAGGCTCATTACTTTCTGCTGGTTGACTAGAGGCTGGTTCTGGAGCAGGGGCGGGTTTAGCTGTAACTTCTACATTTTGGGTTAACTTAGCCCCACCGTCTGCTGATGTCCAATTAAAGGTAGTTCTACCCGCTTTAACTAGATGAGCAGAAAATGCGTGCTTAGCGTCATCCCACTTAATAGTAGCAATACTTTCATCTGCACTAACAGCACTAACAGTATTATTAGTAGCATCACTTGGATTAATGTTAGTAACTGTAACATTTAAGTCGTCACCCTCGGTACCTGTAATAGTATCTGGAGCTAAGGTGAAACTTTCCATTAGAATAGCTAAAGTCTTAAAATCTGGCACACTAATTTTATCGCTAGTATCTCCATTTTCCTTAACCCAAGCTACTGTGTATGAACCGTCTGAATAATCAGTATTAGGAATTAAATCAGTAATCTCTACCTGTTTAGCTCCCTTTTCTCCAGTAGCAATTACTCTATTATCTTTGTCATAAATTACTAAGTGTTCGTTTGTTCTATCTTCCATTTACTCGTACCCTCCTAATTTACTTTAATTGTAGCTGAATTATTCTTGCTAACTACAGTTACTTCTTCTGGGGCTTCTGGTTTAGGTCTTACTTCTACAGATAGGTCAAAAGTAGCTCCGCCACCGTCTAAAGCAGTAAATACAATATCTGTTTCTCCTTCTTTTACAAAGTTAATATCATAAGTACCCCGTTGACTATTATACTTAGCGAGGGCAATATCTTCGTCTTTACTTTCTGCTTTAACATTAACATTAGAAGTATTAGTTGGCTTGTAGTTACCCGGAAGAACAGACTTAACTTCGCCTTCTACACCACTAATCTCTTTACCTACGTCAATATCAAAACTTTCCATAATGACGGGTTTAGTTCTAAAAGCTGGTAGTTGCATCCGCCCGCTACCATTACCTTGTTCACTGTAGTAAGCAACACTATAAGATCCTGCTGGATAAAACGTGTCAGGCTGAAGACCAGTGATTACAACTTTGTTTTCACCAGCTTTACCAATACCAATTTTGTCAGGAGACTCTAAGCCCTTAAAAGCGACCATACGCTGTTTGGTTCGATCCCCAGACATGATAAATTTTGGTTCATACTGAAAAGGTAGCATCGAATTTTCCTTTCATTTTATTACTTTTATTTATCTGTACTTACTGTTACTGATTTAGCCTTTGGATCTACGGTTGGGCTTTGTGGGGCTGATAGTTTAGCTGGTTGGACTGGGGCAGATTCGCCATTTTCTTTTAAGTCAGCTACTAATTCAGCAAAGGTTACTAAGCGTGAGTCATAGCCAGCAATATTGTAAGTACCATGAATATGAGCTTCTAGGGCTTCTAACATAGGTTGACCAGCGTCTGTACCATAGTACTTAGATTTGCGTAATACGTGGTAAGCCTCAAATGGTTGTTGTTCTTTATGATCTTGTTTCCAGATAATTTCTTTCTTATCTGCATCAGTTGTAACAACTAATTCACCCTTAGTTGGGTCACTAGCTTGTTCTAGCTTTTTGAGACGGTAGATGTCTGTACCAACAATTCCAAAGATTAATACATCTGCACCACGTAGGTCAAATAAGTTCCCAAAGTCAGTAACATCTTTAATAACGATAAACTTCTTATTTAAGTCACTGGCCTTTACCTTACTTGCCTTTACAATTAAATCTCTTAAAGCGTCATTACGAGCCTTTTCTGCCTTTTCTGCGGAATGTAATTCCATGTTATTTCATCCTCTCTTTTGTTATCTTTTTCTAATATAGTTACTTTAGCTTGTATTATTAGAATTTGATTAAAGATAAGCTTTCATTAATTTAACTAAAGTACCATATTCTTTTTCTAATTCACTCTTATTTAAGTGGTATTGTTCTTTCACTCTGTCTTTAGCTTCTTTAGCAGTTAATCCGTCTTTAGCGATATAATCTACTAAAGAATGTAATTCGGGGTCACTATACCCTTGGAGTTTAAAAGCAGAGTGAATTTCAGCTAAGCTGTTATCCATTTCATTAGTATTAGGAGTATCAATAGCTTCTGAAACAATTCCTCGTACTTTACCATCCTTACGCTGAACTCGATTGTACTTACTCTTACGTGAATAACTAAAAGTAACGGGAGCTTTTCCATATTGCAAATCTGCTATTTCTTCAACACTCTTGTTACCATCCTTTAGAGGCGTAATATGGGACTTATAGTCTTGAATAGAGTCTAAGTAGCTTCCTCTAATTCTTGTAGGAAGCATTTTAGCTATATAGCCCGGAAAGTCCATTCCGTTGCTCATATCAAATTCTCTTACAAGGTCAATAAATACCTCAGTAATGTAAGCATATAAATCTTGTCTTTCAGCGTAGGTCATATTAATGTTACCGAACCTACGTCCCATGTTATGAATTAAGTTAGAATATTGTTTAATTAATTGTTCGTAGTCCCTTACAAAAGTAATGTTATGGTTGCTGTTACCAATATAAACACCGTTTAAGCTATTAAATACGTTTTTGTTATCAGTATTATATCCAGTAATCCGATCTTTTTTATTAATCTTTTTTCTTGCCATTAAATGTAAAAATTCTCCTCTCTATTAATTATTTTAAAGTAAGAGGAGAATAAATAAATTTATGTATAGAAAAAAGACAGCTACAAATGTAACTGTCTCTTCTCTTAGTCATATAATGATGACCCATCTTCCCAACAAGACCTATCATCAAAGTCATGACAAATTAAAGAATTGTAAGTAATTGTATAAGGCATTTTCTCACCTGTTGCTTTGTTTAATACATATCCATAAACAAAGTGAGGATAAAGTTTAGTGAAAGTAACTTTAGTTGCAGAGTCTGGAACATAGATATTATGTTCAACAATCAAAGCTTGTTCACCGTTTTCAATATGCTTACGTAACTTTTCTTTAATAACACTAACTTGATCAATCAAGCCATTACTTAAATTTGTCATTAGCACCGTCCTTTAGCAAATTATATTGTTTCAGTACCTTAAGTACTTCTCTCTTTAGATCTTCAGTGTAGTGGCTTCCCTTATATGGTATACGTATTAATTGTACACCATGTTTCTTACAAAGAATATCTTTATTTTTATCTCTTAATTTATTTTTTATAAGGTTATTATTAAAATAGTTGATGTTTTTAGAGTGTTGTAAACCGTCTATCTCTATGGCAATTTTTTTGTCTGGGAAATAGAAGTCTAAATGTTGGGGGCCTTTATATCGAAGCCACCAAAAATGTTGATGGTATTTATAATTAACCTTTAATTGATCCAACAAGTGTCTTACAATAGGTTCCGAATTAGTACGACTAGCCGTTCCACATCTATCACATCCATAACCACTTAATAGATTATTAGGAGTTGTTTCCCATATATGACCACATTTTAAGTGCTTAATTTCTAACTTAGTAAATCTATTAATATAAGTCCCTAATACTAGATATATCCCGGACCCATATTTTAAGTCTAAATCTTTTTGAAAGTCTGCTGTAGTTTTTTTATATGCTTTATGTTGTATAGGACATCTATTACCTCTAATAAAGTCCCTAGGGCGCACCCAATATACATATCCACATTTATTATGTTTAATCTTAATTTTTGTACCCGAATTTACATAGATTCCTAATACACTATATTCGTCCCCAGTAAGATCCTTTACTTTTTCCTTAAACCAAGCAGTTGTATGGGTTCTATCAGCTCTTGCACACTTTGAACATCTACTACCCGCTAAGAATGATTGAGGATTAACCCAATATACATACCCACATTTATTATGTTTAATCTTAATTTTAGTGCGAGCATTTTTATAAGGAGTAATAATGGTATATTCATTGCCTACTTCTTGGTAGAATTCTTTAGCATATTCGTCAGCACTTTTTGTTTTAGTCTTTGAAATCCTTTTTGGCGCACACTTTGGGCAACGAGTACCATTATAAAAATTAGACGGGAGTACTTGATATACGTATCCACACTTATTGTGCTTTAATGTCACTTTAGTAGTTCGATTAATATATTCACCAATAAGACTATAATCGTTACCTACTAAATTATATATTTTTTGTTTAAATTCTGCCGTAGTTAGCCTTTTACTCATGGTGTTAATACAAATATAGCCACAGCTTAGTGCGACTATTTCCTTTCTATTAAATTAAGTCCTTAACTTCATTAGCAATATCATCTGGAATATTACCTGCTTGTAGTTCTTCTTTAAAGTGCTTGTAATTATAGTGTTGCTGTTCTTCGGGTAATTGTTCTTGTTGTTGTACATAGTAAGCACGTAAGCCTTTAATCATAGGGAAGTCTTGTTCGTGCATGAATAGGCTTGTGTTAAATAAAGGTGGGTAGCACTTAGGGAAATACATTAGTAATAAACGTTGCCAGATTTCATCTCTAATGGCTTGATTTTCTGGTTTCTTTAACTTTTGTACTAAGTTATATACATTACTACCCTTAATTTCGTCTCCATTATCGTTAACATACTTAGGAGAACGTCCCGTAGTAATAAGGCCATTTTCTTGGGCAGAGTTTACTAAGTTATATTCAAAGTCATAACCAGATTCACCAATAATACACATGGTAAAGTCAGAACCCCAGTTATCACCGACTTTGGACTTAACAACCTTAACTCTAGTAGTAGTACCAATTGGCTCCGTATCTGTAGATTTAGCTTTAAGCTTACCAGATTGGGCAAGACTAATATTAGTAGATAAAAGGTGTTCCCAGCCTTTACCCCCTACAGTTTTAACAGACGCATAACGGGGATTCATAGCATTGAAATCATCACGAGCTTGGTTAATTGCAAGTAAAGTACCATTGTTATGAATAAGGTTAACCTGTAGCTTACGTCCTACAGTCGCAAGAGCCTTAGCTTGTTGTCCTACTACTTGATTACCTAATTCGGTATTAGTTTGCATTTCAGAGTCTGAGATAGCGACACTATCCCAGATAAACAATACTTGTTGGTTAGGATCAGCTTCATAAACCTTAGCTAGTGTATCAATAATAGTCTTACCAATTTCTTCAATAGATAATTCTTGCATGGTCCCATCTTTTTTACGAGTAGTGGTATATGTAAGAACTTTAGAAGTATCGACACCAAGAGCTTCAAGACGAGAATTATTTTGTGTACCTTCTAAGTCAAAGTAAACTACAATGGCTCCCATCTTAATTGCATTTTTCATAACATTGCCAGAGAAGGTACTTTTACCAGACGAGGGTTTCCCGAAAGCTTGAGAAACTCTACCGGAAGCTGGAACACCACCTACCATATTATAATCAAAGACAGGGATTAAAGTTGGGTACCAGTCCATAATTTCACCACTGTCTGTTTGATTAAAGGTAGTGAGCTTAGGATCTTTATTAAGTTCTCCAATAATATCATTAATTTTAGACAAGGCAATCTCTCCTTATTACTTTAAGTTAGCTAAGAATGAGTCAACATCAGAACTAGCATTTAAGTTAGCTAATGGATCTGGTGTTGTATTCATTTGTGGTTGTTGAGCAGGGGTAGTTGGTTGTACTGGAGCTTGACTAGCTGGTGTGGGTTCTTGCATATCAGCAGGGCTAGGGAAAGGCATACTCAAATCGCCTTCTGAGGTGTCTGTAGTAGGTTGTGAGAACGGATTAGTGAAATCCCCTTGGTCTGGTGCAGAAGAGCTTACAGGAGCTTGTGTTGATTGTGGTGCTAGTTGCGCTGGGGCTGTAGGTTGAGTAAAGTTAGAAGCAGGTTGACCAGTCATGTTAGCAACAACATCTACCTTTTGTGGTTGGGGTTGATTATTCATAGGAGCTTGTGGGGCTGGTTGACCATTCGTAGGTGCTTGGTTATTAGTAGGAGCAGAAGAAGTTTGATTTTGGTTAGGGAATGGTAAATCGTTTGCACCTACTTGTGGGGTTGAGTTAAAGCTAGCGCCCGTAGCATATGGGTTAGAACTTACTTGAGCCATTTGTGTGTTGTAGGATTGGGTAAGTTGCTTAAGGACGATTTGGTAGAAGTTAGGATCAGACTCGATTAAAGGCTTAGCTTCCTTTTCAATATCATCTACATACTTCATATTACCTTGAGCATCACGTTCTAGGTAGTTAAAGTTCATAGCAGGTAAGATCATAGCTTGGTTAACACTAGCATTCCAACTACCTACACCACCATTAGGAGCGTCAACAAACTTAGCGCTAACAGGCATTGTTTCTTTAGCAGTCATGAATTGTGCTTGATCAGTAAACATTGGTTGACCAGTCCGTGCATTCGTGTAAGGCATTTCTGGAGTAAGTAAAGAAGAAATAGCATACATACCAGAGTAGCTAATCTGGTAGGATTCTACAGCAGGGCGACCTTGATCATCTACCGCTTGGGCATAAGTACCATTTTGGTTAGTAACGGGAACACCAAGGAAGTAAGCACGTGTACGAACAGATAGTGGGAAACGTCCAGAAGCTAATTTAATAGTATCTACTGCATAACCTTTTTCATCTTTAGCACCTTTGTCTTTATTGAATTGAATAACCGTATTAAGAAGTTTAGCTAATTGATCATTTTGATTGCTAGGATCAATAATTACTGGTAAGGCTGTAACACTGCCATCTTTCTTAGTAAAACTAACCCATGCTTCACGGAATTGAACAAAAGGAAATCCGCCATTTTCTAATGGTAAGATCCGACCAAAAAAGGCTTGCTTTTTGCCAAGGGTAGTAGGACGAAAGTTGTTTTCGTTGCTGTTTGAGTTAAGTTGATTAATTGCGTCTGCGAAATTCATTGCCATTAGTTGTTTCCTCCGTTGTTCTTTTCTTCTGTATCATCTTCATTTAAGGTGTCATACATAGCACCAATAGTTTCTAGTAGTCCTTTTTTAGAAAGACCATAACGTTGCATAGTGTTTACAAAGCCTACTGTAAAGTCACTTAGCATATCACTAGCATTTTTACCCTGTTTAGGATAATCTTCAAACAAAACATTAGTTAAAAGATTGCCCTTATTGTCGTCTTTACTAACAACGACAATTCTGCGTTCTTTTTCCATTAAGCTACCCCTTTCACTCGTTTATCATGCAGTCGGTTAAACTCATTAAGACTTAATTTTCCTAGGTTAACAAGCTCATTTTCAATCTTATCTAAGACCATGTTTTTATCATCTACATTATTAACAAAATCTACATTATCTAAATCTAATTTAAGAACTGGAGTATTACCATAAGAGTTATACCAGTCTCGATAGATGTTCCATACAGACTTATAATACTCTGTTAGCTTAGGGTCTGTAGTTTCCATTTCACGCCCACGTTTAGCAATATTACTCAGCATTTGTTCAAATGGTGCTTCCAGATAAATAATTAAGTCTGGACCCATGAAAGGATGACCTGCTACGTTACGTTGCATAATATTATTAAGACGTAAGTAGTCCTTATAAAGAATCTCTGGGAATTCACCACGATTATAAAGGTTATGACTCATGATCCCATCACTAATAAGCGAAGAATCATAGACAGTATTTGTAATACCTTCTAGTCCTAAATGAACACCTTCCATAAGTTGCTCATATCGGTAATCCAGAAATTCAATCTGAACTACAAATGATTTAAGTTCTCTTGAAATCTTACCGTCTTCATAAAAGCTATTTAATAATGGGATTTTTTCTGGTTCTTCTAAAAATGCAGGTGTTCCTAAATCCTTAGACAAAATCTTAGCTAAACTTGTCTTACCGATACCGATCGGTGCGTTAATATAAATAATTAAAATCCACTCCCTGTTTCTAATACAAGATATTACCTGTTATTTATTTTCAATACTAATTATAAACAATACATAGTAGCCTAACAAGTCTTGTATAGTATCTGCGAGTGATTCATCTTTTACTTTGACTGTTTTGTTACTATTAATTAGATTATCTAGTCGATTACACTTGTCTAAAATTCGCACTGAAAACGCTGGAATAGCACCTAGAATATCTGCCACCTTTTGATAGCTAGAACCATAATCATGGTTCTTCTTAATTAGTAACTTTTTAGTAGCAGTAGTAATAGCGCTTAAAGCCTTTACAAAGGTGGAGTTATCACTATCTGGTAAAATTCCTTTGTAAGCTAGGGCATAAATAAAGCCTCGGGAACAATAATCTTTAATCATTTCAACCTGTTGATATTCTTTAAAAGTATCTTGTTGAAGATCTCGCACTAGGGTTTTACCTTCTTCACTTATTAACTTAGCAACTAGATTATCAACATTTCCTACATGACGATTAAGCACTAACTGTTCAGAGTCTTTTAAATCTAGGGTTAAATTATAGATATTATTACAAATATCTTTTACTTTAGTTTCAAAATTATTAGCCATTAAATCCTCCTTGTGGGATCATTTTTTGCTGTTGTCGTTGGTTAGCACTAATGCTTTGCATCATATCAGCTTTATTTTCAATTGCCTTGGTTAACCAGTTAAGACATCTAAATTGATAGTCAGCTAGATTCCGTTGCTTACTCAATTCAACGTATTTAGGATCAGATTGAATTGCCGTAGCAAGCATAGACTCGGGTGGTTTACGTCCACCATTAAACTTTTTTAAGTTTTCGTCTTGCACGTATTGGATATATAGAGTTCCCTTTAGAGCATCTAATTGTGTATCTAAGTCTTTAGCCTCTAATCGTTTACGCTCTGCAAGTCTAGCCACTAAGTAATAGGTATTGGGGTTGTTTTGCATTTCTTCAACTAATTTATTAGTATCAAAATTAAGAATTTGTTCTGGTACTAAAGTTTTAAGTTCCCCATTCATGTCTACATATTGTAGAGGACGCAGGGCATCCTTGATAATATCCGCTGTCATATTTACACTTCCTCTCCTTCATCCGCATAGCTAATTAAGCAACCATTACGATAATAAGTATTCTGTTTACTTAAAGCATAACGAATGCTAGATTCTGGAACGTTAATATAACGAGCAGTTTCTCGAATACTAGGATAATAGAAGTCTTGTCCTTGAAACGTTACCTTAACTTTCTTAGGGTTGTTCTTTTCACCATATGGAATAGGGGCAGTTTGTGCTTTAACCCATTCCATTACTTTATCTAATTTAGATTGAGCAATCTTGAATTCTTGCATTACTGCGCACTCATTCATGTGCCTGTCTTCCTTTCTGCCCAAAGGTTTACGCATTTCTGCGCATCTAATCTTGCGCACCTCTTATTATGAACTAAAAGTGTAAGGATTGCAATAGGAAAATAAAAAAAAAAGACAGGCTAAATTAACCCGTCTAGTATTGGTGGCTATCTTCTATTTCTTTTAATTGCTTAAGAGCTTTAAACTTAAACCGAAGTCTTTTTGGTACTGTTACATACTTAGAACCTTTACCCATTCCTCGGTAGTGCTTATGACTAGGGCGAATGGTAGGCTCAATAATAAACAACTTACCAATTTTAATTCGTTGTTCTGTGTCTAAACCATAGGCAATTACTTCTGATTGAAGATTTAATACCTTTTGTATGTCTTTTAATTTTAAGCTAGGATCTCTGAATTTAATTAGCCTAGCTAAATCTGTTGTATTAAGTGTTTCCACGTCTTTTTTCATTTTAGTTCGTCCTTATAACATATTAGACAACGAATGATATAAGGTCTATTTATATTTCTTAATTAAATACTTACTTAGTTTTTGGTGTTCTGCTTCACTAGAGTAGCTAAGATATAGCTGAATAGTCCAGCGGGCTAGAATTTCATGTAGAGTATCAAAATAAGCCTCTTTTAAGTCTTGGGTAGCGTCATCGTTAAATTCAAGATAAACCCGATCTGCAATAAATCTAGCATCTTCTATATCAAATAGCAAAGGAGTAATCCTTGTATCTTCTGTAATGTTTGGTACATAAATAGCGGTAGTCCCAACCTCAGAAGCAGTGTTCATATTATCTAATTCTGCTTGGCTAAAGTTATGAAGTCGATACATATAAATAACTTTTCGATTAGATCCAATAGCTAAAAAGACGCTCATTGGAATTAAGTCATTAGTAGCATAAATGATATGGTCTTGACTCTTATATACTTTATGGTTAAGTAATAAGTCGTCACTTGTACCATCAATTACGTAATAATGTTCTTGATTGTCATTTAGACAAGCTAGAACTTTTTCTCTATTTTTAGCATTAACTCTTACATAGTCACGTTTCTTATCATAAAAATTTAGGTTTAATACTCGAAAAGTATTGTCAATATTTAATTGTTTTTGTAAACGCAATTTAATTAACCTCGTCAATTAATTTATTTAAGTCCACTTCTTTATGCTTTACCTCATGAGTATTTAGGCTATCCCAGTTAAAACTTTTATATTGTTGATACATAAAATCTGGGTCTAGGCTCATAAAGTTATCTAAAGTGGTAACAATCATATTATACCGATTAACGGTCTCTGTACGCTCTTGTGTATAGCTAATCATTGTAGCCAATACATTATCATGGTCTTTAGCTAAAACTTGATATACGCTTGCTTTGAAAGGAAATAGAGCATAGTTATTTTCTCGCTTAATATGAATAATTAAACATGGTACTGTATGACCAACCCCACCTAATCTGCTAGAGTCTGTAGTTACCTGTTCCATAAAACTAGGAATTTCACCATTAGAATTAAAGAATTGAGTAAACTTAACAGAGTCATGATTCTTTAGTTCATAATTAAAGATACTCATTGGGTGATCTGCCGGAAAGAATAAATCACCAACAAATCCCATATTACCTGTTTGATCAGAATGATTGTACTGAGTTTCAATTCCTCTTGTCGCCCCAGAATAAGCAGTACGGCTTACATTAGTCTTATAGTGTAATGAAAACTCCTTGGCTATCTTTCTTTCAAAATTCTTGCCTTTAGATTGCCTTCCCGACCCGTCCATTTATTATCACCTTGTTTATTATAATATAGTTTTGTTTATTAATAAAAAAGACTAACATAATTGTTAGCCTAATAACATTAATCATACATCATTTTTAAGTTATTAAATAGCTTGACTTTTTCTCTTACGTCTGGATCATAGATTGCCCGCTGAGTAATAAGTGGGTCAAGATGACTAATGTAAGTCTTGTTTTCCTTATAGGACTTTTTAGCTAGTTTATTTAACTTCATAAATTGGTCTTGCTTATCCTTATTAGTATCAATATCTTCGGACTCTGCTAGGTCTCTTAATTGCTTAATAACCTTTAATTTAATTAAAGCTGGTTCTTTCTTAAACATATAAAGATGATCCTCGTCTTCGTCTTTAACAACTAAAATACCTAATTTGTCCTCTTTTACTAATTTAGCCATGTAAGAGTCATAATCAATTTCATCTTTTAAGTTATTGCTTACACTTTCTAGTCCCTCAAGACCTAATACAAAAGATCGAACAACACTCTTAAATAGGGCTGAATTTAATTCCTTATCATACATAACAACACTAATCTTCTGATCTTGAATATTAACAAAAGATTCTTCAAAAACGTTAACTAATTCAGCTTGATTATCTGCTACGTCACTTTCTGAAATTCCAGCTAAAGGAGCTAAGCCAAACTCTTTATTTAAAGTCTTTACCGTATATACAGTTACGTTCCCAGTATTAACAGCTTTCTTTAATTGAGTAAAGCCAACTTCACCTAAAGCCTTTTTAAGGTCTGCTACACTCATTACTTACCTTCCTTTAAGTCTGCTACTTGTTGCTTGAATGATTCCTGCATCTTTTCACTAGCTTTACGGTTAGCCTTATCCAATTCCTTATGAGCATCCGCCCAGATCTTATCAATTGTCTTTTCATCTAAGCCATTCTTTTGCATTGACTTATCTAACGCAATTGCAGTTAAACTAGCCCGTTGATTAATTGCAGATAATTGTTGACTAAGTGGTGAATTAACAAGATCAATTACATCTAATACTTCTTCCATTGTTAAGCGCTTCTTGAGCAAGGTTTCAGCGCTAGTCTGTTCTAACTTAGTCATTGGCATTGGTAGTTGTTTATGAACCTTAATTGCATTTAAAATTTGTACTTTACTTAGAGCTGATTTTACCATTATTTTCTTCCTCCCAAATCTGTTGAGCAATTCTGCTTACTTCATTTAATTCTTTTTCACTAATAATATGTTTTTTAACTAATAGGGTAGCTAGACTAGAAAACAAGTCCGCAGTATAGTTATTAGCTTGCTGGGCTTCACCCGTTACTTTATTAGCTAAATCTTTTAATGCTTCATAGGCTTCCTTATAGGAAACAGGGTCATTATTATGCTGAGTAACCGTTTCTGTTGGTAGCTTACCATCTTGTTTAACTAATTCCATTAACCGGATATAATCTTGAAAGCTTAAAGTGCTTAAATTTCTTACATCTGGTAAGTCTCTTTTCATTTTCTTTTCTCACCTCTTACTAGATACAGTAATGATTGTAGATTAACAGGTTGAGCCTTGTCTAACAATTCTTTAACTATTGTACTACCTAAATCATTAGCATCTTTATCTTTATAGGGATTTACAACTAAATATATCCGGTCTAGGCTAATTCTTTGCTTTAGTCGATCTATTAACTTAATTTCTTCTTTCATAGCGTCATTATCTAAAAATACATAAAAGTACTTAGGGTTAGCTTTAAGCATGAGATTAATCTGATCATCTGTAATTGCCTTACCTAAAGTAGCAACCCCTACATAATCCGCTACAGTCGAACTAATTGCATTAAAAATACCTTCGCAGATAACCATTTTGTCTTTTACATGATTAAGGTTAAAAACAACATCTTTCCTAGAGTATTCATTGTCCTTAGCCAGTGCATTAAAAGATTTAATAAATGGATTAGGTTCAATACTTCTAGTACTCCAATAAATAACATCATTATTAAGACCATAAGTTGGGAAGATAATACTATTACTAATAGTCATATCCTTATCTTGGGTTTTGATAGTACCAGAGGTAAGATAGCCTAGATTATATTTATATATTTGTTGTAGTGTAATTCCACGATTTTTAAGATACCATAAATAGGGATAAGACTCGGGATTATTAAGATTATCCCTTAATAGCTTAGTATTAGTAGGAAAGGGAGGACACTTTTTTCCTGCTTGTTTTTGCTTTTCTACTTTAGTGTTAAGAGCAACTAAGCGACTTAAAAGCGTTTCATTATCAACTGGCTCTACTTTAGGACTAGCAAAGTCTTCATCTTTTAACATATCACTAGCTTCTTTATAGGAAACATCATAATACTGCATAAAAAAGCTAATTGGGCTGTTACCACGAGACTCGCACTTAAAACAGATAAATTGCCCTTTAGGAGAAATATAGAGTTTTTTATCATGCTCTCCACAAAAAGGACAATCTAAATGAACTTCACCAGTTGCAGTTTCTTGGTAATCCTCATTAACACAGTTAACAATAATTTGTTGTTCCCGAGTCATAATTTCACCTATCTTACGTTATCCTCATATATAATTTTAGCAACTTTTCGCATATATTGATTCATTCTAAATCCCATTCCAAGATCACTTAACATTGTCATTTCTTCTTTGGTTGCAAACTTTGTTGGGTTGGACTCAAGGGCGTTTGGGTTAACTCCCTCATCATGTTCTCGTTTAATAATCTTTTGTTCAATATTGTCTAAAGTTTGGCTTAATAATAAGTAATTTCTTTGTACGTCTTGTAAAGTATAGAAACCATCCCAAGTCTTTAGACCTATTGACTTTAGCTTAGTAGTAATTCCTAGGTTAAACATATACATAGATTTATCTGTACCTAGTTCATCTTTTTTATATTCATAATAATTATGTAAGAAATGGTGGTTGTCCTTAAATCGCTCTTGAATATCCTTAGGAGCAATTGGATCGACCTTTAACATAATATTATGGAACATCGATACATAATAATAATCAAAATAAAAAGACAACGGATACCAATACATACCATATTCAGCAGGAATGTAGGCAACTTCAAGATTGCCTTGGCTTGATTGGCACTTTGCAACAATATAAATCCGTCCATCTTTTTTAGTAGCCTTAATTTTAAGACCGTTAGTATTTACTAAATCGAGCATTAATAAACTAAAAACCCCTTATATCAAAGTATAGGTCTATTTTAAACCCATTCGATACAAGAGGTCAAGTAACCTTTAAAAGATTAATTATTAACTAGTTTCGAAGTGTTGTCAACCTTTTTAACTAATAATTGATTATCAATATTATCATTAAACTTCATATCATCATTATGAGAAACAATAATAATATTACCTACGCTTTGCTTTAAGTCACTTAATACATTAATAACGCTATCAATCCCCGCCTTATCTAATGAATCAAACACCTCATCAAATACCACTAAATTAAGTCCACCAATTTGTGATTTAAGATAGTTCATAAAAGCAAGGTTAAGAGCGATCCCAATTCGGCGCTTTTCACCAGAAGATAAATCTTGATAATTACTACCAGAAACACTGGAATCAACTTCTAGGCTAATTTGTTCATTAACCTTACCAGACTTAGTAGTAGTCTTATTATTAAGAGCTACGGTCATTGTATTATTAGTCAATACTTTTAAGATCTTTTCTAATTGATCGTTAAGATACGGAATAACTAAAGATAAGGCTTGAGCTTTAACACCTCGATCTGAATAAACCTTAGTAAGCTTTTCAAAATCCTCTTGGGCTGATTGTTGCTTGTATAGGTCTACTTCTGTTTCCTTAATCTGTTTTTCAATTCCAGCAGTATCTAATTGCTTTGGCTTTTCAATTGGTGTCTGTGCTTGCTCTAGTTCAGTTTTTAGCTGGTTGATGTCATTATTAAGACGATTAATTTCATTTACTAGATTTTCTTGCTCATTGAGTTTTCGTTGAGCAACATTAAGAGAATTAGTTAGCTTACGATACTGCTCTTGTTGCTTAGAAGCCTGTTCCTGTTCTTCTTTAGCAAGTCTAGTATAATTGTCTACATCTTGGCTAAGAGCGCTTAAACGGGGTGATAGAGCCTTATATGAGGCCATAAGCTCATTAGCCTTCTTATTCATATTGTTTAGCTCTAATTGCTTATGTTCTGCATCTAATACATTTCCACACCAATTACATACTGCATTCTCTGAGTTTTGCAATTGCTTATATTGAGCAGATAAGTCAGTAAGCTGTTTCTTAATATTTTCCTGCTGTAATTCAATATTCTTTTGTTGAGCCTGTGCAGTTTGGAGCTTATTAGCATATTCATTACTATGTGTAAAGTTAAAAGCTGATACCTGTTGTTGATAAGTGTTATATTCTGTTTTAACAGACTCATGAATTGTTGGATTGTAGTTAAGCGAATCTAGCTTAGCTTTTCTTAAACTAATTTGATTTTCAAGATTATCAGCCTGTTGCTTTTGCATAGCCACAGATTGCTCATACTGACGTTGTAAGGCTGTTTGGCTATCCATTAATGTATCTAGTCGTTCTAGTTCTTTTTTGTCCTCTACGAGCTTGCTAGAAGATTCTTTGCTATCTTCTTTAACCAACTGTAACGCTTGCTTATAAATATTAGTATTAGTAAGTTCTTCTAAAATCTCCTTACGGTGCTTATCTGTAGCACTAATGAATGTATTAAGCTTTTCAGGACTAAAAATAACAGAGTTAAGTAAAGTATCAAAGCCAAAACCTAAAGTAGCTACAATCTCCTTATCCGTTTCCTTATTAGTCGATAGAGTAACGTCTTTACCGTCTCGATACATGATTACCTTATTCTTAAATTCTTTATCCTTACGGTAACGAGTAATCTCATATTCATGACCAAAATGGGTAAATACTACTTTAGCAAAACAGTCTTTACCTACGTCATTCTTAATCACTTCATCACTTTTAGCACCGTCTGGAGTTTCACCATAAAGAGCATAAATCATCGCATAGATAATCGAACTTTTTCCAGATCCATTTGTCCTCTCACTATCAATACCGGTGTTTTGACCATTAAGCAGGGTTAAGCCTAGATCATTTAATTCAAGCTTAAAGTGGCTAAAACTACGAAAATTTTGAGCTTCAATTGTTTTTATCCTCATTATTATACTTCCTTTTATTTATTTATTTATTAGGGCTAATAGCATCATTAATTGTTTGAATTAATTCTGCGTTTTTATCTATTTTATTACTAGGACGTGAATGAGTTGTATTTGACTCATCTAAAGTAGCTAAGTGATCTGCCTGTTCGTCTTTTGACTCGGGGTGCAGACGCATAGACTTTAAATCATACCGTAAGTACATAAAGTTATCATCAAAACCAAAGTTATTACGAACCTTATCTAAATAAAGTCTAATGTAACCTTTCTTATATTCTTCTGGCGTTGAGTTCAAAGTAGCACCGAAGGCAATTGTGTTCTTCTTACGATATGAACCTTCCACATTTTCCATGGTCTTAATTTCAGCAATCCCTGAACCACGATTAAGCTGAGAAGCAGTAAAGATTAAAGTATCTGTTTCTTGAGCTAAACGAACTAAATCTTGGTAAAGCAATTCTCCCGCTTGTGCTTCATTATCAGAATACTGTTTCTTAATAAGTAAGTCGGCATAGTCCAAGATAACTACTTCAATCTTAGTTTGCTTTTCTCGTTCTACTTTATTAATTACTTGTCTTACATCGTCTACCGTCCATGTTAATGGGGTAGACTTTGCATAATAAACATTTCCTACCATTTGATTTTCATTTACTTTACTGTAGTAGTTATGAACTCGTTCCTTATAGTCTTCTCTGATTTCACCATCGGGAGTAAATACATCATGTATATCAGAATTAGTAATAATCCGGTCAAAACGTAAAATCTGATCGGTATTTAACTCTTCTAGTGTAATATGTAAAACATTATGGTGAGCAACCATTGAATAGTAATAAGTAAGATTGGATAAGAAACTACTTTTACCCCGTCCAGAAGGAGCATTAATAACTGCGATTTGTCCTGTTTCTAATCCCCCACCAGTAACAACATCTAATGGTTTTAGACCAGAATACAGCTTACGATTACCAAACTCATCATAAATAGCTTCCTTACGGGCTAGGTCTTTAAAAATATCGATAACTTCGTAATCTGTTCCAGTAAGCTTGATTTCATTAATCTTAGCCATTCGCTTTTCTACTCGCTCTGAAATATGATCGGATCCTTTAGTAGCTTCTTCAATAATGGCTTGATTACCTAATTGAGTATGTACATAATTTTCCAGCTCAGTAAGAACAACTGTATTATTATCCTCTTTTGCATTAATAAGATTAGAGGTAGTTTGAAACAAACCATTTAATACATTGTCTGGAACAGTAGTGTTACTTCTCTCCGCTTGTCTCTTTAGACGTTCTTCAACTTTTAAGTTAAGAGCATTTAGGCTTAAGGGTTCGTCTGTAGTTGCATAGTATTGGACTACAGTTTCAGCAATTAGTTTATAAGTAGGATCTTTAATTAGCACTCCCACATTACGTGACAATACATTCTTAGCAGTATGAGCACTATGGATTGATCTTATTAATAATTGCTCTTCTTTTTGACGGCTATCTAATTCCATTAAATTATTAATCCTCTCTGATTAAGATAATGGTAAGCATTGAATAGATACTTTAATTCATCTGGATCTCGAAGTTCTATTTCATTATTAATTCCATAATAGTAATAGCTGTATTCTGTTACTCCTAAATGATGGGTTAGAGCTTCATGAGGTTCCTTACAAATTAAGAATATTACTGGTTCAAAATACTCCACACCATCTAATAATAACATATTATCCCACGTTTTATTAGAGCGTTTTAGAAGTAATCTTCTAACCTTTTCCATTGAAACATTAATATAAGAAGTGTTACGATAGTCAAAAACTCTTTCTTTAAGATAAGTCTTTTCTTCACTATATAATTCCTTAATTGGAATTTTAAATAGCATATTAAGAGCCTTTAAGTAAAGGTTGTCTAAGGTAACATATAGGTTTTTATTAGTTAATTTTCGGTATTTATCTTTTCCGTCATAAGCCTTTAGAATCATTTCTTGATTAAAGTTACCCAAAGGCATGAACGGGATAGTTTTACGTTTTCGATTAAGGTATAAATAGTAATCAAAAACGCTAGACATTAACCAGACGGGATTTTCTTGCAATTTTAAACTTAAATCATAAAAGTCATTCATAATCTGCTGATCTAACTTACTAGGCTTAACAAAATAATTTACCATAGCTGTCTTATCTTCCACTAAAGTGTAGTTAAAACAATCATAGGCTTGTCCTAGCAGATAGACATAATCTTCTTTTAAATAATTACACATTACATCACCAACCCGTTTTATTGATAATTCTACTATAACACTTTTAGTTAAATATTCAACTGTTTTTGTATAAAAAGATAAAAATAAAAAGAGAGGCAATAATTTTACCTCTCCTTTATTGTAAGTGGATGTGCCCTAAAATAGTTGGAATAAAGGCAATCAAAATGGGTAACCAGATCAAAGTCCATGTATTGTTCTTCTGCTGATTATCCTTTTCTAGCTGTTTACTCTTCTCTAGGGCTTCTTGTGCCTTATCCCGTGCTTTAGTGGAATCCTCTTCCACATTATCAATACGAGTATTAAAATCTTGCTTTAACTCATCAAACTTACGATTAGATTGATCTATCTTCTCATTTAATGAGTTAATTTCAGTTTGAATAGACGCATTAGAGGATTTCAGTTCCATTAACAAGTTAAAGATTGTATCGTTATCTACCTGCATAGTAGATTTACCTTGATTATTGTCTCTACTTTCCACCATTTTCAGATACTTGGTTAGTAGCTGGTTGACTTGCTTGGATATTATCTTTTCCTTGTTCTGGTACTGCTGAAGATGGCTTTTCCACTGTTGTGTTAGCACTTTTTAGTTGCTGAGGATCAGTAGGTGTAGTAGGTTGGCTCACGCTTCCATAAACCTGTTCTAAACGATCTTTTTGGGTAAACCAAGAACGTTCAATTTGTGCTTTAATTAAGCTTTCATCAACATCTGTAATACCTAAAGCTTTAAGCTGGCTATTAACAAAGTTAAGAGCATATTGGAATTGCTCATTACCAGTAAGTTGTTTTGTTAAACCAAGCTTTTCAGCTTCTACCACTGCCATGCTAACTAGGTTCTCAATCTTGTATGCTTGTTCCCCTAGCTTATGATTATTAATCAATTGTTGACCAATCCAGCCCATTACAACTGGAATTAATGCAATCGCAATTGCCATCAGTAAATCGTGCATTTTATTCTTCCTCTCTGATTATCAGTCAAGTCAGGTAAATCTAATCTGTGCTAGTTCTAATATAGGATATTTAGAGTAAATAAAAAGTACCTAGTCACTAAACTAAGTACTTTCTAATTCTATTTATTAATTAAATATCATACTTGAAGACACCAGACAATTTCCTTACCTTAGGGCTTCTAAAATTACTAGAAGCGTGCAAGTTAAGACGAACCTTAAACTGAGTAGCTAAATGTTTTTGATCCATACCTTTCTTAGGTTTACCGTCTGCACCAGTATAAGTAACATCTGGAATAGTAGCTTGGAAGATATAACGAGTAAAGTAAGGACTAACTCGCTTAGTTGAGGTTGGTTTAGAACCGCTAGAAGCGTCCTTATTTAACGTTGTACTCTTTCCACCGTCCTCTGGGAAATTATACCAAGTATTCCCACCGTCTACTGAGTACATAGGTAATACATAAGACTCCTCTGCTCCCGGATTAGGAATATAAGCGTCATATTGAATCTTAACCTTATTAAAATGAGCATCACCCGACTCGTCTAAGTTAATAGATTCATAATGGGCTTTAGTACCAGTAAGAATAGAAGCTAAACTTAATGACTCAGTAGTTAAGATAGGAGCAATATATCTATCTGTAGTAAATTCTGCCATTAATTGAATAGCGTAGGTGTTTTGGAACAGAGCTAATTCACCATCCAACTGTTGTGGATCATTACTTGTTGTAATCTTAGGTACGGACGTAGTAGTAGTTCCCGGAACAGATACCACTTTATTGTTATTATTAACAACTAATGGTTTCCATTGTGCCTTATCCAATATAGTAGTTAAATTATTGCTACCCTCGGTATTAATATCTGATTGCTGAACTAGCTTCATATACCAGTGCATAGCAGTGTTTTGATAAGTTAAGAAGTTGGTCAAAGTAGCTAAACGATCAATAGACGATAGATAAGTGTTAGGAGTTGTACCATGCCAATCCATATTAGGTCCCATATCACTGCGTTTGTCCCAAACAGTATTAGCTGATTGGTTAAAGTCAGACATAATAATTGGATCAAAGACAACTTGACCATTATCTAAGAACTCAGCTACGTTAACTCTGAACTTCAAACTAGAAGCACCATCAGCAGTCCAAGTCATACCGTTATTAGAAATAAATAAGTCACCATTTGAGTTAGGCGCTTTACCTAAAACATCACCAACATTAGCAGAAACAGTAGACGTAATAGTAAAGTTTTGACCTGTTGCTTGTGGGTCATCATTATAGATAGCTTGGTAGTTAGTGTTGTAACCAGTTTCAGACTTACCAGCACTCATAACAGTTTCGCCCTTAGTAGCCTTAAAGACAGTATATTCGTTACTATCTGAAATAAGAACAACAGCATAACCTTCGTTAGCTTTAAGAGTAACTGGATCATCAAAAGTAATTCTAGTTGCGACACTACCATCATTACTAGTATGAATTTCTTCTGGGTCCAGATATTGCTCTGCCCTAACTACTCGATTAGGGTATTGAGTATCTCCTAATTCCCGAATTTGAACAATTAATTGAGGACGATGAGCTTCATTACTATTAGCACTAGCGGGCTTAGTCATAAAGTACAAGTCGATAGATGATAATTGTCTCGTTTCTTGTAAGTAGAATGATTGAGCTAATGGGTCCCAAAGGTTAACAGTATAAGTTTGTTTTTCGATAACATTAGTAGTTGTTCTAAGCGTACCGTTAGCAGTGTAGTTAGTAGAAGCTACGTCACCACTATTATTAACAATTTTAACTACTCTAGTTCCACAACGAATAGATCCACCCGGAATTACAAAGGTACCATGAATTTCACCTTTAGTATCAGCCTTAAAGGTATTAGCTTTAGTTCCTTTATAGTTGTCGTTTTCTGGAGTAGGTTCTTGAACTGGAGTACCATCAATCGTAATTGTATAACCATCTGTTAAAGGTCTAAAGTTAGTAGCCTTAAAAGTAATCTTCTTAGATCTCATGTATTCGACTAATGAGTCCGTAGTAGAAGTACCACCGTCACCAATCATCCAACCAGTTTGACCTAAGGTGTTACCAGAACCAGTATCAACAACCCCGTTAAGACCACCATAACGCATTAACTGTTGTCCTGCTTGGTCAATGGCGTGTTCCTGTGCAGTACGACCATCATTATACCATCCCATGCTAGTATCACTCATGTGTCTCCACCACTTATTCATGTTAATCGTACCTTTATCAACACGCTTAAAGTCAGTAGTGGTCTTACTATCAATCCAATTATCAACAGCAGGATCAATAGTTAAATTACCATTAGCAGAGAAAATATTAAACTCATTAATATTAATAACACCAGTGGCAATAGATTGACTAAGCGCTTCAACTTCATGATAAGGTGGACGAACTAATTTACCATGTATTGAAACATTAGAAAGAGCCTTATTCATGTTAGGTGATAAATCAGCCTTAGCTTGTGCCGGAATAGAAATTTCACCATTCTCAAAGTCGTAGGCAACATTACTATTACTGTCGTCACGGTTAGCAATTGTAGCAAAACTATCAGCAAAAGCATCTTTCAATACTACTGGGTCTTCTGAACGCTTGACATCAGATTGCATATAATTAAGAGCCATGTTGTATTCTGCATTATCTAAACGATGTCCCCATTGTTGTAATGATTCAAAAGTAATCCGAGTAATGGTTTGCATAGTAAAGACAGCATTATGCGAATTAGGCTCAATATATACATAACCAAGTTCAAGCGTTAATGGATCATCTACTACTGGAGGGGTAATTGAATTAATTGGTCCGGGTTGTCCCTTAATAATCTTAAATGGATTTGCTTGATCCATAGTAATTCTAATCATATCAATCCGAGCAGTAAAGTAACTGTAAGTAACATTAATTGTTGAACCCGCAACTGGTTTAGCACCTTTCATGCTATCAATATCAATAGAGGTAACACCATCTTGTACAGCTACTCGATAATCGGTACCCTCTTTAGCATTAGTAGCATAGTCATAAGTAATATTATAACTTTGTCCGGGAGTAGGTAGGTCATTAGCATTTGGAAGAGGATTACCCTTAAGATCAACTCCCCAGTAAATAGTATTCCCTACATACGTGAAATGTTTTCCTTCTTCAAATTCTTTTGCATTATTCCAAACTTTACGGATATAAGTAACATTCTTATTAGTAAAGTTATCCTTAACATCACTACCTGCACCGCGTGCATGATTAATGGTTTCACGTGACGTATAAGTAACCCCAGAAACATTTCTAACTGGTTGGTTAATTAATTGGTAATTTGAGCCATCGCCACGATAGTAGAAACCTTCGTTAGTTGCAGTACCTAATTGATTAGCAACGCCAAGTTTAAGCGTAGTAGGTTCAGAAGTAGAGATACTATAACCTTGTACATAAGCTTGCCCAGCATCAATATCAAGTAAGATTTTGTTTGCGTCTGTTGGATCTTGTGCACCCTTAGATGGATCTGGATTCTTTCTCAAGTGAGCTTCAAAACCATAAGAACGGAAAGAACCAGATTGGTCATAGGTACGTTTAGCTAAGATAGGTTCTAGGTTAGAGTAGTCTGGTTTAATTGCTCTTTGATTAAGAACGTTATCTTGGAATACTACAAAAGGTGTAGCACTGGCATCTTGATAGGTAAGAGCAACACTATAATGAAGTCGATCTGCTCCAGCTTCACCCTTAGTTACTGCGCCGGGAGTATCATCAAGTAAGGATGGGTCATCACTAGCCGTAACAATATTTTCATCGAGTCTTAAACCAATTTCCTCCCGACCGGTTCCCTTAATTGAAAAATCTTGTTGATCAAATTCTCGAACGGCACCATTTAAGTATACTCGACCAGATTTTACAGTATAATTCTTAATCCGTTCAGTATCAGAAGCAATACCTGAGTCTTTAGAGTTAATCTTCCACTCAGTAGCTTCGTTACCGTCTTCAATATAAAGCTTATCAATATTAACTTCAGCAGTATTAGAAGTTGGATCATAACCTGCATTAATAGCAAGTTTGAAACTAACAGAACCAGAAGCCTTAGTACGATACTTAACAACAAACTTATGTGAGCCATCATTAAGATTAACTTGGTTCCCATTAGTCAAAACTAGAGCAGAAGCATTAGTTAAATCATTAATATCAGAACTAATAGTATTCCCATCTACCGTCCAACTAATTAATTCTAACTTACTGTCGTCACCCACTAAATTAATCTTATTTAAATTACCAGAGTTCTTACTAATAGTAAAACTTACTACTACACCTAACCCCTGAGTAACATTACCAGTAAAGTCAATAGACGGAACATCAGTAGGTAAGTTACCCTCCGTTGTTACCGTAATTCTACCATCTCGAACATAGCCACCCGTTGAATACTTAGAATTATTAGCAAACAAACTAGCTACTGAGAATGAGTTTGGCATCTTAGTATCTGCTGTTGTCCGATCTGGTTTTGGGATAATTTCCATCCCAGAAATAATAGCCCCTTCTTGAAAAAGAGAATCGCCTAGCATTTCTAGTTGATTGTTTTGAATACTTTGCAATTCAAGCAACTCTGAACTCAGTGCAGGTCTTCCGGGGCGGAATAAAACCTTAGAAAATCTCTTAGAGAGGTTAAAGTGGTTTCCATAAGGTTGTTGGCTATCATCAATTGTTCCTGCCATATACTTTTATCATTCCTTTCTACTTAGGTTTTAATCTAAAACTGAATCATGTACTTCATAATCTTACGTTGTGTATTACCATATGTTTCCATTGGTCTATTTTCATAGAAATACATATTACCCCAATTAGTAACATTTTGCTTTTGTGCTTCATGTTTTGACGGAGCATTATCTGCAATTGCTACATCTTCTGCTACACCGATTTGAGTAAAGCTAAACATTGGTAACTTAGCTACATCTAAAGTACCAATTAAGCAGACATAGTTAGCAGGTTGAAGTAATTGGTTATTACTTAATACTTGGTCTGATCTAATAGTCTTCCACTTGCTACCCTTATAGATAACAAAATCGTCACCATCCGAAGCACTGTCTGGAACGTGTTCATCTGTCTTATAGCATAGTACTAACCGATCAACCTTAACTACAGCTAATGGATTCTCAATCATAGTAGTAGTTACACTTTCTGGACTAGGACTAGAAGGATCAGGCCAATCCTTATCTCGACCTAATACAAAATACAAGTCTTGCTTCTGACTAAAATCAATCGCTTGTAATACGTGTCCTATATTAGTTTCAATTGCCAATTTTATTCACCCCTCACTTCTACACTCGTAGTAGATACATAAAGTTGAACAGAAGCAGGGGGATTAGGAATGATAATATCATCTGGTTTTGTAAAGTATTTCTTATGTAGGACTTGTGCTTCTTTTTCATCAATCCAACCAAAATCTACAGCCTTATCGATGTACCATTCTTCCTTAAATACTCCTCTTTCATAACCAGCACACATCTGATTATACCAATAATTATCGTAAAATTCAGCCCTCATTACTTATCACTGTCCTTTGTTGAGTCTGAAGTGTCTGGGTTCACTGAATTAACATCTGCTGAGCTAGAGTCAGAACCCGCTGGTTGAGCTTGACTAGTTGCGCCAGAGGAACTCTGATTAGCCCCATTAAACATATTCATCATATTAGATAATGTACTGCCAGCAGAACTTGCAGGCGCAGTAGATGAGCTATTAATGGAACTAGCAGAATTATCTGGGGTAGTTGGTTGAACTGAACTAGAGTTTCCTGAAGTACTGTTATTACCCTTAGAAGCTGAAACTAAACCATTCAATTGTGCTTCAAGAGTACTAATCTTTTTAATTAGTGGGTCATCACTTGATACAGTCCAGCTATTAGTGTTCCAATCATAACGAATACCACGATTTCCTAAACTAGCGTCTGGCATCGAAGTAACGATTGGTAACTGTACATGAGCATTTTCTGGTACAAATACAGGATAGTAGTAGTTACCATTTTCATCTGGATAATCTGTTGTCATATATGCTTGCGTAAATTTAACAACCATTTTAATCGCCCCTTTAATTTATTCTTTCTTAGTATACTAGAAAGTCTCTTTTGTCTTGCTTTAATATAGTTGAATCTAAAAAGACAGGGATTAACCTGTCTCTTAATCATCATATCTATCTTGTGTATATGCACCCATCTTAAATTGACCATCAATCGATCCCATTCTCATTACTCCAACACTATCGTCTTCATAATCAAAGCCAAAGTAATCTACAGAAATGGAAGACTGAGTATCGAACATAAACTTAACATACATAATTCCATTATTATTAAGGTAAGGTTTCAATGTATTAAAGCTAATCCGATATAGCTTATATTTTGAACTTAATTCATAATCAGAAAACTTTACCCACATATTATTAATAAAATCATATACATAGGGGTGAATTGTTTGTTTACTGCCTATACCCTTAACTTTCATATAGGTAGCAAGAGTCTTAATTGGGAATTTATCTAATTTATTAAGTACTGCTTGCTTAGGAGTATTACCAGTTAAATTACCCCCTAAGAAAGTATAGAAGTCAATCCCCCCACCAATACCTAAAGAGTTATAATCAAAGTCTTTTGATAAGTCATCTATTCTTGACATTGCATTATAATCTTGTAATGGTAGCATTTCTACAAATGATTTTGATTGTCCTGTATCTAAGGTTTGAGTTGGTTCGTAATCCTTTAAAACCTTACCAAGCCAAATCATATTATGAAAACCACCGGGAGTATAATATTTCTTTCCTCCATTTAGCAAGCTATCGTTATAAATAAACGGATCAGTTACATGGATAGTTCGATCAAAATTAGGAAGAATATAATTAGCGTCTCTTTCAGTAAACCCAATATAATCAACATCTTCGGTTACAAAGTTATATTTATCATAAGCAGTAAAGTCAATAATTGGTGCTTTAGTATTTAATACATTAACTAGGGAAGTAATAACCCAGATAACCCCAGCAGGTCTAAATAGATTAATAATTTCACCAGCAATTGTATTAATTGGAGAATCAATCTGAACGTCAATTACTGCATAACGGTAGTAAGTAGAGGGATAAAATTTGTAAGTATTCCACTTGCTAGAATTCCAGATAAACATATCACGATAAGGCTCATAGATATAGATATTACCTACATTAGTATGTAAATAATTAGCAAGAGCCTCTCTAATACTATTATTAGTACTTCGACTATGCAAAACATGGTGTTTTAACTTTTCACGGTAAGTATAATCATTCTCACCGCTTAAACGCTGTAACCCTAACCAGCTACCCCAGTAATCAAGCCAAACACCTCTAGCAGTATCTAAATAAGAATCAATTTTAGTCGAATACATACTAGCTTCTGCCCGATCTACCTCATATTGGAGTGCATTAATCAGAGCATCATTAACTTCCCCTGTAGGTTTATTATAACCTCTTAGTGCACCTTTCCATAATGGATGTAAGTTATTAGCAATACTCATAACCTACACCTCCTATTTACCAATTCCATTAGCTAGTACACTAGGCAAGGAATCATCTTGTGGTGCTTTGTCATTAATTAAAACTGTAGGGTCTGCTTCATTAGCTTCTTGTTTGAACTTAATATTACAAATAGCTAGACGTAAGATTTCATTTGAATTAGTTTGGTATACATCATCTATATCTAAACCCTCTGTAATCTCATCTTGCTCTGGTTGTTTATCCTTTACAATAGAATCTTTCCAACTTACCCCGTCTTGTTCAGTAAGTTTATTGGACTTACGACCTAAGATACCATAAGTCCCCTCTTGGGTAATATCAGTAGGTCTAAGATAAGGTTGTCTTACTTCTGCACCTTTAATATTAATAATTGTATCATCACTAATTCCGGGGTTATTTAGCATCTTTCTATCTGGATAGACCTTAACGTCCACTGTCGTATCAAGTAAACCTAAGTCGTCAGTATCCATTACTTTTTGAATAATGTTTGCCTTATATAGAGGCTCACCTACAGTAAGCGAGTTAATGTAATTAGCGAGATTTTGTTTAATTAAAGCCAGAAAGTCATTAGTTAAAAAGTCTGTATTATCTACTCTTACTGTAACGTCAAGAGCAACTACTGATTTATGAGTTGGATAAACCATGACTTTAATTCCTGCTGGTTTATAATCAACTAACCGATCAGCAATCTGCTGTTTAAGATCATCACCTCAAGTTACCGTTAGCGTCATGTGCATAAACTACTACTGCTCCATAGGTAGATTCATAAACATTAGCACCAGCAACTCCCGGAACACTTTCTGCGACATACTTTAAGGATTGACTAGTACCACGAGCTAGAGACTGGATCATCTGTCTAAATCGAACTTTAGCCTGTTGCGGATTTTCCTCGTCTTCACCTGTATTAAAAGCCTCAGGATTATAGACTTCTGCAATTCCACCAATATCAGTTGTACGATCAATTACCCGATCTGGAATGTTACCATAAGAACCAATTACAGTACAATAAACTGGAATAGTAAATGACTTAGCTCCTTTAGGAACACGATAAGGAACCATTGTCCTATATACTTGTTCATAATTAGGGTTAGTGGAATAAAAACGAGTACCTCGGTCTACTACTAAATCCTGCTGTAAAGTCCCGTTAAGTCGAACAAAAACGTCACCAAAAGCATAGGTAGCACTCTTATGTGTAAAGCCAAAAGCCGAAGTTACTGCGTCATCAATCGACTTCTGTAGGTTTTCTAATGTGTAATAATAAAGTTTTTCAATTTCAATAGCTTCGGCTTCAATTAAAGTACGAGTAATAGAACCAGTACTAAAGTCATTAATTAAATCAGTATGTGTTCTTACTTGGTCAATTTCAGACTGAATAATTTGACTGGCTTTTCTAAAAGCAAAACCATTTTTATCTATTTGAGTTGTATCTGCTGAAGTATCAATTGCCAAATCCATTCACTTCCTATCTGATTGAAATTTCTCCGTTTTCTGATTGATAAAGATAAAGATTAAACGCTTCTCTTGAACCAATTGGTGTAATATCTGCCGTTAAGAACATCGAGGTATATGACATCTTAGCAGACGTTACTGTTGCATTCTTTACTCGTGGATCGGACGTGAGCGTACGCCTAAGCTCATTTTTAGCATCCATGAGCAATTGCCTATTCATCTGCTTACCAAGCATATCAGGGCAAGAGAGACCCATATTCGGGGTGAAATAAAAGTGTTCCCTTACGTGTTAAAATCCGTAAGATTAAACTCTGCTTTAAGTTCTGTATTCCTACCACAGTATTAGGTTGGTGTCCGTCTGAGTCTAAAATACCAAAAGCTTCGTCCATATGACCATCAGTATTAACATTTAAAGCAAGATCCATACCTAAAACAGTATCATAATAGGCTGGTTGATAATGAGCGGTATTCGACTCAATAATCTTATTCTCACTTGCTCTTTGCCAAGTATCTTGGTCATTAGGTAATAGCATTCGATCTCCACGAGTTAAAAGATGTTCTGGATTTCCCATCTTTTCTTGTGGAGTGTCAACAATGTATGGATATTCTAAATGATTAAGGTTAACTAGCGTATGCCATTGCTCCATATCTTGATAAAGCTTAAAGGCAATTGTCTGAATTGTGTCTCCCTCTTGAATTACGTAATGTTTATAAGCACTCAAAATCTCACCACCTTACTTAGTGTAACCATAATGATTAACAATATAATTAAGCTTATTTTCAATAAAACCTAAGTCAACCTCCAACTGTCTTAGCTTTGGAATAAAATCCAAGTACTCTGTATAGTCTCCACACCAGTCAGCCATTACTCTTAAGTTATAACGAATACGAACAATATCCTTTTTACTAATGTACTGAATTAAATCTGGTGCATTATCTAAGTGCCAAGTTAATGACCTAATTTCAAGATAAACTGCATTTAATAACTTATACGCCCCCGGCTTATATGAAAACATTTTGGTATGAGCTAACTTATTAGTAAAAGATCTATCTGCTGGTGTCTTACCAAAGAAGATTGGTAAATAAGATAAGGTATAATACTGAAACATCTTAGTTAATTCAGACACCTGTAGTTGTGGTTGATTAGCTAACCCATTAAAAGTCTTTAATTGCAATTCGGGAATAATTAAACGATTATCAGACGTAATATCAGGTAGGGAATATAAAAAGTATTCGTCTAATGTAATTGGGTCAAAGTAATTATTCTTACCTGTCACTATCTTATATCCCTCCTTAAACTAGCAATCGCAGAGCTAGTAGCATTACTCATATTACCATCTGTCATCCCACCCTCACCGGGTCTACCTATTAATGTATTAGTACGATCACTAGCAGACGCTTGGTCTGTGTTACCAACTACAATCATATTAATTGTGTACTTAACAAGGATTGCTTGCGATACGTCTTGACTAAATTGATAGCCAGATGGTGAAATAGCAACCTTATAAGAGTAGTTATCAGTATAGTTATCAAAGACTAAAACAGGGTGGTTATCCTCGGTTCCAGTCGGATAGTTGTTTAAATATGTGTCTAAAAAAGATTTTAATTGCCATGCTTGATCTATACCTAAACCATGTTGCCAACCAGTTGTACCAGAAATAGTAATTGACTTTTGACCCATACCAAAGTTTTGAACTGTTCCCCAGTCTTTAGTATTCATATAAGCTGTACGGGCTTGTGTCTGTTCTTGAATTGATTGTGGGTTGATTGAAAAGTCAAACCGATTTTGTTGTGAACCATCACTATTTAGTATTCTAAAAGCACACCGATCTAGGTAATAACGACCATCAGCCATTGCCATTATATCACCTACTTAGTAAATTCTAGTTTTAATATAAAAAGGACAGGTATTTAACCTGCCCTTAATATTATAAGTTCTTAATTCGTTCTGTTAACGCTTCTAAATAAGTTTTCATTCCAGAAAGTTGCTTATGCAATAACTGAATTTGTTTGAACTTAAGATCTTTTAGCTTATCTTTATCGGTTAGGAATGCTTCTAGCTTCTTAACCTTAGCGTCTAATTGCTCCTGTTCAACCTTTAATTTATCTTTTAACATTACTTCTTATCCTTAGTATGCTTTTCCTCTTTTCCCTTTAATAAGTCAATTTGATCTTGTAAAGACTTAGCCTGTTCCCGCAAACGTTGATTTTCTTTTTGATAGTTTTTAATTTGAATATCTTTAATCTTAACGTTTAAATCAAGATCTCCCACTTGTTTCTTATAATCGTCTAAAAGTGCATTAGCATCTACATTCATCGGATTATTTTGTTGTCCTGCTTGATTATTATTCATATTATATCTCTCCTATTCTTACTTAAGTTCGTCTCCATAGTTATTAACAACACTAGGATCAATTCCATTTTCTTTAGATAATTCTTTTTGTTCCTTAATCGCCCTAGCACGAAACTTTACTAAATTCTTATCACGTTCCTCTTTAGTAGCAGAAGCAAGTCTAACAGTACCATCATCATTAAAACCAACGATACTATCCTCTCCTCCATAAACTAAAGTCTGTGGAGTTGAACCGTCTCCTAATAAAGTAGTACGCATATTCATTAAAGTATTACCAGTTTGTTCATCAACAACAGTTCCATCTAAAGTAATACTTTTCCTCTTTCTTACTTGATTATTGCTATCTAACTCTTGATGTTCTTCTACACTCTTATTAATTAATAATTTAGACACTTATATTATCCTCCATTACTAAGATAAGTTTATTATAGCACAAAATTAGTCAAATTTAGACACCTCTATGACCAGCATCTGTATTTGTTCCCTGTGCTTCACCGTTTGAACTATCAATGCCTCTAGGAACACCATGATTCCACCAAGAAGATAATTGGTAACACCAACCATCCATAAAAGTCACAATAAATTGATCATACATAGCAATCCCCTTTACTCTTCCTCCAGTATTATAAATAGCAGGAACTGTTTCAGCCCAACGATATTGCGCTTGGTCAAAGTAGACCCAACCAATCTTTAGACCTCCCCATTTATGACCCGGATCTTGATTTTTATTTACTCTAGGTACATAAAAATTAAACACACCATTAGGATCAAATGGCACATTAAATACCTCGTCACCCTGATTATTGTAAACTTTCCAAGCTCCAGACCATACCTGTCCGTGAACATTACCATAGTTATCCATTGACATCCCATTTTGGTTAGAGTCTCCAGAGAAATAAATACACTGTCGGGTAGCTAAGCCATTAGGGTTACCATTACCATCGGTAGAGCTATTATTATTACCAATAGAGAACCCAATACCATCTGCACTTATAGTCGTCCAATAAGGCATTGGACTCTGCCCATCAGTACTTACTGCAAAAGAAAGGTACCTACTACTATATTCAGAAGTAGTTTGTACTCCAATATCGTCTTCATGGGTAATAATTGATCCGTTAGCCGATATTGTAAGATCTCGATAACTCCCACCCGCAGTAGGAACATAATAACCTTGATCATCAAGAATATCGCCCTCTGGAATTATTGCCATCTCATCAATTTGAATCTTCCATGTATGGTTAGCAAGGGACTCTCTGGAGTCTTTTATAAATCCTTTTTGCAATACTCCTAAATAATAGGTATTAGCTAAATCTAAATCCTTAGTCGATAGTTCAGCATACAAATTATAATAAGACAATCCCCCGACACCAGTTAAAACCTTCTTAGATGTCATTTTAATCTTAATATTATTTTTTACATTATTAAAAGTTTTTCCATCAAAGTCTACATGATAAGTATCATTTTCATTAATTCCTTCCAGTAGTTAATACAACATACAAATCATGGTATCCTCCAGCCACTGTAGTACCCCCTGAAGTATCATAGCTACCATAGGTACAAACAATACCAAAGTTAAACTTGATTCGCCCTATCTTAGACTTATACTTTTGTACAATATCATTAATTGTTGCTATCTCAGTATATTTATAGCCATCATATAATCCATAACCATTATATTCAGACCTACTAATATCATTCATATAGACAATACTTAATTCATTAGAATTAACAGGATACTCTACCATTCCCCCTTGATGACCATATAAATATGGAACTGGATATTCATAACCTCTACCATACCCGAAAGATCCAGACAAAGTACTACGGTCAAATGCTTCATGGGTAATGTTTACATAGGGACCGTCAACCCCTTTATTAGATCCAATTCGAGCAATGGTAGAAAAAGCTTGAGGAAAGACAGTATGTACACTAATATTACCAGAATCTTCAATAAGAAATGATGGCGTATAGATAGACCCAGAAATTGGATAGTAGGATCCATTAGAGTACTCACGAGTAGAAGTCATAAATTCAGATGATTGAATCCGGTTACCAATAATATTATTACCCTCAATTAAATTACCTTTAATAATATTACCGTCTGTAATACTAGCCCCCTTTATCAGAGCTTGATTAGATACGTCATCCTTACGGTTACCAGTAATTTTAATTGAGTTTGCAGTAACATTACCAAAACCGTCTACACTAAAAGCACCACCACTAGCAGAGATTTTAGAACCATCATTACCATTTAGAACAATATTACTACCAGTAATAGAACCACTAAAGAAACCTTTATTAGTAGCAAAAGTACCATCATCTCTAATCTCGGTAGTAGTTTCGCCTTTACTATTAACAATTTTCAATCCACCGTCTTTAATGGTAAGACCATTAGAGTTAATAACAACATTACCATTATCAGCAGAAATATTACCATTAATAACTTGCAGTGAGTTATTAAGGGTTAAATTATCTCCGATAAAGTTAACTCCAGAAATGTTACCCGCAGTAATATTACCTTTCATATTAAGATTACCACTAGTATCTACATGGAATACCTGTCCGCTAGCATTATTAATAAGAAAACCATCGTTAGAGTTCATAGCAACCGTTGTACTTCCTGCGGTAGCAGTTAGCCCCCTGTCATTTAAAGTAACACCTCTATAGTCTCTAGTAGTCGTTGTAAGTTCAGATTGCGATAAGCACCAAGGGGTAGCTACACTTCCTTTTTCCAACTTCAACTTGCCAAACTTCAAGTATGTTCCTGTGCTTAAATCAAAAGCGAAATTTAAGTAGAAAATATCAAACAATCGTACGTTATTATCACTCTTGCCGGTCCACATATAAGTCGAGTAGAGCTTATATTTATTTTCGCCAAGATTAATCAAGGTTGCAGGTTGAGGATCGTGCCCTACATTGGTAAACCATGTAATTTGAGCCCTACTCAAGTCTTTGACAGTTGCATCAGTTTCAAACCAGATTGTTTGAGTATAAGTTGTCCCTTTATTCATAACATGGAAAAAGGTATGTGGGTCTTGCGGAAGGATTTCATAACCTGTGGCATTTGTTGGTAATTTCAAGTAAGCATAGTCATCCTGCCAGACAGTATTAGGGATACCATAACCCATTGTATATTTCTGATCAGTACCAGAAACTAGATTATCGTTATGCAAGCTATTAGCAACGCTACTATCCAACGAATGAATGGTTAATTGTTGCATCGTCCAATCACTAGCTGTGAATGCACCACTATCCCGTGCAGTTGTACAGAAATAAGTAGCACCTGATTGTGTCCACGTATCACCCACAGCATAAGGTGTGGTTGGTTGGGAAGTAAAGTTGCGTTTCTTAGTTGAGTCAAACATTGGTGCCCATGTGTAAGAAGAAGGGTTTCTACTACTTGTACTTGTATAATCTGTATAAGTTCCTAGATAACGATAGCTACTACTTATATTTGGACTAGTTGTGAATCCGTTACTACCATCAGCACTATTAGCATAGGCAACATGGAAATAACTAGTTTTACCATCTGCACCTGGAGTGCCCGGAATACCGTCATCACCCTTAATTTTAGTCCACTTGTAATCAGTAGGTGTACTTGATTCAGTTTGACTTCCTTTGTTATAAGCTATTCCTATATAACTCATTCCAGTCGGGGAATCACTAATATTGCTACCACTACTATCAGTAGCATACTTGATCCATGTGTAGTAAGTTTTACCGTCTGTACCATCTGCACCGGGAATACCTTGGTCCCCTTTATCACCCCTTAACCTAGACCATGTGTACTTGGTATGGTCAGAGGAATCCGATTCTGTAAAATCAGTATAAGTACCAACATATAGAGCATTAGCAAAGTATTCTAGGTTAAAATCAGTATTACCATCACTACTATTAGCATAGGCAAAGTGTACATAACTTGTCTTACCGTCTACACCCGGCTTACCCGGTACCCCATCTTTACCATCTGTACCATCTTTACCCTTGATTAATGACCATGTGTACTTAGTATGATCCTTAGAATCTTCTTCATCAAAATCAACTAGCAAACCAATATAAGTAGCCCCACTAAAGCTATCCACACTAAAATTATTATTACCATCAGCACTAGTTGCATACGCAGTATGAATGTATTGTTGTTTTGCACTAACACCGGGAACACCTTGAGGTCCTTGGGTTGGAATTGTTTTCCAGACCCCATTTTGATACTGTTTAAGGGTGGTATTATCCATCCAAAAGTCCCCATCGATTGGGTTAGCTGGTGCGGATCCTATATAGTTATGTGAGCTAGTTGCGTCTAACAGAGGATCCCATGTATTAGTATTACGATTCCACTTGTACGCAGTATATACTACGGTATTGTTAGTTGTATCGGTACTAGTTTTATACCAGATGTCACCGTCTTTATAATCTGTCCCAGCTGGCTGTATAGAACTATAGTATGACCTTGGCAAAGTAGACACTGATTCTTGTACTTCTTTAATATCCTGCATACCGGGACTAATCCAAGATCCGCCATCATAAACCCTAATTTGATAAGTTCCGTCTGAATTCTCTTGGAACCATATATCATTAATGTGTGGATTAGCAGGCTGTTCATAGCCTTGATAAACAGAATTCTTATTATCAGCGGTTTGCCCAATCTTACGATTTAATTGACTATTGGCAAGGTTTTGGAATTTATCAATTGCATTATTACAATCAGATGTTAATTGCTCAACTGTATTATGGTCAAAGTTAGTAGTAGCAGTCATATCATTAAAGATAGGAGCTAAACCGTCAACCATTGCGTCATACTTCTTCTGTAAGTCTTTTGCTATAGGGTCATTATTTAAACCTACTTGCTTAGCGTAGTCTAAACTAGCCAAAGCACTAGACCTAATAGCCTTGACAATATTAGCTAAAATAGCTTTCTTACTTGGGGTATAGACATCGGGATTATCTGCGTCTAACCCGTCTAAGGTAACTCCAGAATCTTTACCATTACCTTTAACAATAATCTTACCGTCAGCAATGGTTCCTAGCTTATCTGTAATATCCCCCAGCTCACCAATAATTAATTTATCAGCCGTAAGAGTTTTAGCAGAAATACTATCCCCCTCAAGATTACGAACTCTAATCTTATGGGCATCTAATAATTCCCCCTCCATATGATTAAAGGAAAGGTGGTCTACTTTTTCATCAGACACAGCAAGATCTTCAATTTGAGCAGTCCCTACAGCCATGTATGCTAATTTACCACGAGTAACAGCTAAATCTTCAATTTGTGAACTACCAACAGCTTCATATGCAATTTTAGCATTATCAATAGCCCCGTCTTCAATCATCGCAGATTTAATAATACCATTAGCAATATAAGTTTCAGTATTAATCGCTAAATACTTACCCGGAATGTAGTGATCCCCTTGGGGGAAAGCAGAAGCATAATAAACAATATGGCGCTTAATATCATCACCAGTCTTCTTAGCGTCTTCTCCTGCTTTTTCTGCATTAATACCGGCTTGCTTAGCATCTTCACCAGCTTGCTTAGCTTTATCACCAGCGTCTTTAGCGTCCTTACCGGCTTGAGTAACCCGCTTATCAAAGTCCTCCCACTCTTTAGTAGTGGTTAAATCTTTAGAAATAGCGTCCGCTACTTCTTTACTATGTTCTCTTACCGAGTCTGTAATGCTTGCATTTAAAGGCTTATCGTTTAAGTAAACACCATCTGGCTTAACTGTAAGACTAGTATTGCCACCAGAAAAACCTTGATCTACAGCCTGCATAAGAATAGACTGATCTTTACCAATATTAAGCTCTACGTATTTCTTAGCAACGTCAAAGTCTGGATTATAAACATCCTGTCCTTTGTCACCAGCTTTAATTGATGAAAGATCATTATAGTGCTTAAGAGTAAACCCATCTTTACGAGAACCCTCTAGTACAGCTACATCACCCTCTGAATCAGAACCCATAAGTACAATTTGAATTTCACCTTTAGGGTTAACGTAAAAACGAGTACGGTGACCATCGCCATCACCATCTGGATTATCCTCATGAACTAATAGCCAACTACCAGCTTCCTCTTTTAACGGATTAGTTGTTTCTCCATTATGATTAAAGAAACCAACAGACTCATAATCAGTCCAAAGCTGGTCATACTGATTAGCTGTTTCATCGTCTAAAATTAAAAACGAGTGACCGTTTAATGCTTCTGCAATCGTACCAGAACCAGAACGGTAGCTAGTCTGCATTGACGGATAAACCTTTTGCTCAGCTAATCCAGTTTCAGCAATTCCAGAATCATTATCATCACCAGTTTCAAACATTGATGGTGAAATCAATTCATAATCTGGTGCAGAGTCAGGATAAACACCAATTACAATTGGATTAGAACGGTGACCATTGATATAAGCAATTGCAATCAAGTCTCCAACTTTAACTGGACGGTAATGACCAAAAACTTGACCGTCTGGTTTACGCCCAAAGAAGTCAACAGGAATTGGAGCAGACCCAGAACCGTCTCCACCCTGTTCTTGCACAATCGAAACAGTATTAGTTAATTTAAAATCTAATTTACCTTGTTTATAATAAACTTTTGTTACCTTAGCTAAAGTAATAAATGAATTATCATTTGTTCCGTTTAAATTCCGAAAGCTAACATCTCCACCTAAGGAAGATTGCTTTCTAAACGGTTGATTTTGTGAGGGTATATTGATCTTTTGACCCACCAAAAATCCCCCTTTCGTTATTCTACATTGTACAACAGAATTGTTTCTATTCTAGTTTTAATGTAGTTCTGAAAGAGGGAATTATATTATTTAAGTTTTACATAATCGTCATTAGCGTTTTTAACAAACCAATTAATATTAACCTTCTTATTAAATAATCCCGTAAATATACCACGGTAGTAATCTTCTGTAGACTTACGAAGATCAATAGTATTGCTCCATACTTCTGCGTGGTCAATATCCCGCTTAAATTGATTAAGCTTTCGATTGTAGTAGAAATACTTAGGCTTAATCATAATATCAATTTGATGTTCTAAATATGACTTTTTAAGTTCCTTTTTAATCTTTTTAGCTAAACCCTTTTGGGTATAAGCATGGATAGACTCTAATCTTTCAACAGTACTCTTTAACCGTTCAGACAAGTAATTAGGATATTCTATAGAGTCATCATCATATTGCATACCCCTAAATAAGGTCAAGCATTGAATTAAATAGTCACGATCTGTCGATAAAGCAGTTAATAAATCATCATACCAAAACTCATTATCATGCTCATTTAATGATTGAGTAATAATACCTTTTAGATCCCATTTAAAACGTCCATAATTAGCCATTGGATTAAAGTACTTCAACACTAGGTCAATATTAATTTCGTCTACTCTGGATAACCGGCTTAATGAACTAACATCTGTATAATAGTTTAATTTAACATTATGATTAGGGGTTAAGGATTCAATTACAATATCATTAGGGTAAGGAGAGGGAATATGGAATCCTAATCTCCAACTATAGTCATCTACTCCTACATTCTTAATTCCGATACTTTCTAACCTTTTCTTAAATTCAGCCCCCAAAGCCTCTCTCATTGCCTTTTCATTACCATTAAACAAACCATCATCTAATGCTAAAGAGTCATGGTTAGGGTCATAGAAAGATAAGTCCTTAGTAAGATTACCCACGTATAAGAAATTAAATAGATCAAAAATATTATCAAACTGATTTAACAGCTTTTTCTTTCGGGATAATTCCTCTTCTACTTTATCTACATTGTCTAAATAGTTCTTAATTACTTTCTCCATAATTACTTAACCTTTCTGGTAGCGTTAATTGCACATACTGGACATTTGTGTTTGCTAAGGAAAAAACTAGCTGGAGTAGTCATCCATACAGTATCACACTTCTTATGCTTAAAAGTAACACGTTGGTGATAGCCTTTATATTCAGATAGAACTTCGAATTCGTCTCCATGTGGTAAGTTACGAACTCGCTCCTTAAATTCCTCAGTAGTTAAGGATTGCTTCTTAGAACGAATCTTAATAGCACATACAGGACAACGAGCAGACCCAACACTAAAGGTATTAGGAAGAGTCTTAAATACAGTATCACATTTCTTATGCTTATAACGAATTGGTGTCCTATTATTTACAAAATCGTCTAAAACCTCGTACGCATCATTAGTCATTTCTTTTACATACTCCCTATACTCTGCTGGGGTGTAACGTGGGCGACCACTACAATAAGGGCAGTGAGGTCTTTGTAAAAAAGCCAAAGGATAAACATATAGCACATGACCACATTTGTTATGCTTAATATGAATCTTGACTGTTCCTTTCTCATAATGATCTAAAGCTGTATACTCGTCACCTACTAAATCATGCAATTCTTGTTTAAATTCTTTATCAGTTTTTCTTCGCATACTTAACAACTCCTTTACAACTATTATAATACAATAGAATAGACAGGTTGTCAATACTTAATTATAAAAAGAAGAAACTTCTTTTATTTAATTGTTAGTCCGTAAAGTAAAACATTGGTAGCATTTTCTTAGCTTTATGGTGTTTATTGTATTCTATACAATCTTTTCTCAAGTCTTCTAGCTCTTCAATAGCCCCATTGTTATTATTAAATTCTCGTATAGCATCTGAATACGTTTCACTATTTTCCTCACTATAATCTAGGATAGTTTCTAATTCGTCCTGTTTACTATACAGAAAGTCCATTAAATAAGACGTAAGCCCTAGATAGTTATTAATAATATCAGTAACATCTTTTCCCATAGGAGCATTATTACTTTGAATAAAATCGAACAGATCATCAAGAAATGGTGGATAATGATAAGCTAAAACTACTATATCTACGGAGTCTAGTTTTCTTATATTCCAAATATCTTCTTCTGTAAGACTAAAGATCTTCTCTTGGTCATTATCCAGACCTAAATAAATTTCTGGTTGTGTCCTAAGGTCTATTGTCCCTTTAGCTAAAGATAAAACTAATCCCATTATTATACCTCTTTCTTAATTCCTCTTAGTCTTTTTAGAACAATGTCTTCTAAAGATTGAAAATGATTATAGGGAATACGTAGCATATTAATACCATGTTCCTTACAATACATATTCTTAATATGATCTTTTAATTTTCTTTCCTCAAAAGGATCATGTTTACTAAAAAACTCATTCTTAACATAATGTTGGCTACCATCATACTCTATACAAAGATTATAGTCGGGTAAGTAAAAATCAAATGGTAAAGGTCTTTTATACCTGCAATCTTCAAAAATGTATTGTTGAATATAATTAATAGAATAAGAGTTTAAAATTTTACTTATACTTCTCTCACCTAAGGATTCTTGACACCTAGGACAATGACTCTTACCTTGAATAAAGTTAGTAGCATTTACAGACCAAACATAGCCACAAGTATTATGCTTAACTCTTACCTTTTTACTAGCCCCTTGATAACTTGAAGTCAAAGTATATTCGTTACCAAACAAGGACCTAACCTTATCTTTATAAGAATTAGTATCTTGATACTTGCCAGCACAGTAAGGACACCCATGACCTGCTAGAAAATTAGCAGGTGTAATCCTACTTATATGACCACAAACTTTATGCAAGTATTTAATAGAAGTATGATTACCCTTGTAAGGCTCTAAAAATTTATAATCATTCCTACCCAAAGACTTAACCTGTCCTAACCATTCTTGATCCGTTTTAGTATTTTTTACGTTCCTACTTATCTTTGAACAATAGGGACACCTAACACCCTTGGTATTCTTAGACCCTAAAAAGCTAGTAGGCCTAACATAACTATAATGACCACAGTCTACATGGTAGTAAAGTAGCTTTGTTCTAGTATTAACGTAAGGAGTTAAGAATATATAAGAATTACCTACTAATTCGTGGACTTTATCAATCCACCAATCATTAGTCTTTCTCTTCAAAGGTAACATCTCCTTTAAATATTATAATAGTATACCGTTATCCTACAGTCAATACTAAATCTTGCAATAATCATATAAAACGCTAAAGGGGTATAAAGTAAACAAAATAACGTATACCGTTACATAAATAGATAGATTACGATATACGCTATTAAACTAATTTATTTAGTTACTAATATACCCTATTTTAGGAATTAGAACCTGTTCCAGAACTAAGGTACAAAAACTCGATAGACTCAGATACGATCTGGTTTGCTCTATAGCTGGTATTGTAACTGGAAGCACTGCATCCATAAAATGCCTCGACTACCATTTTAGTAGCACTATCCATTACAGAGATAGTTAAAATGTCAGCCTGCAAGATGTCTTCTCCCAGCTTTGCAATATCCATTGTTTGAGAAGCAAGGTTGTCTCGTACCATACGAAATCTTTCTAGTGTAAGAGAACCCGTATATTTGAGGTATACATGTTCCCTTGGCATGATTGAACCAATTTCGTAGACACCTTCGGTACCATAACTTCTATTAGCTGTCAAACTTTGCGCACGTGCAATTAAGTGGTTCTTAGCCATAATGTAAATTCGGTTGGAGGTATTACAAAAATTATATTTATATTTTAATATAAAATTAGACTATATCTTACTCCTTAATAGGAGTCTTCCCCATTACACCCTAAGGCTTTTATATAATGAAAACATTATAAGTTTAGTCGTTAGTCATTTATCTTAGAACGGTTGGTCAACTCTACCCCTAGTAGATTACAGGGCTTAGTCTTTCTTACTAGCTTATTCTCTTTTATTACTACTATTTATTCAGCTATACCCGTTTAAGAGAAGTTTTAAAACAGCTAATACCTAACCGTTTGACCTGCTACCGTTGCCAATTATCGACAACTCCTTTCTAATTAGAAACAAATAATATTAAGATATATCTTAGTGGTCATTAATTAATATAGACCCAAACAAAAAGAGTACCTACCCATAGGATAAGTACTCTTCTAATCGACTAATTTAATAAAGGAGGTAATGCAAACAAACATAGAGTCACTGCCAGTCTGACTAAATGTCGCATTAACATAACCATGACTATAGTATAACATACTTTAATTAAAATACAATAGCTAAAATAAAAAAAAAACAGGGAAAACCCCGCCAAAGAAAAACAAACAAAGAATTCAGATAAAAGTTTGAAACAGTTTCCCTACTGAAATAAGGAACATTATTAATGAACTACACACCCACTTTAGTAGGTGGTTTCTGGGAACATCTAGTAGTATTTAGGATATTACATCAGTATTCTGAATACCTAACTTACAGAACTAAACTCTTTTACCATGGCTAGTCCCTAACCATAAACATAGTATAGAACATAAGACCCTAGTTGTCAACCTCTATTAAAAATTAATCCACATTATCTAAAGTTTTATCCTTATCAAGATAAACAATCCTAGGGCTAATTGATATATCAGATACCCCAGATGGTAAGTCTTTCAACTTTCTAACAAACCCCTCAGCATCTTCTCTATAAGCAAAAACATCAGAGCTAGTATAGGAACCATAGTCATCGTTATAGGTGTACTCAACAATGAAAACAACCGGACGATTAAAACCATTTACCCGCAGATGTCTACGAGGATCATCTTTATCTAAATCCGTACCTATGCGCTGTTGTAAACTCTTCACCTTCTCCTTGTACTGATCAAAAAATTTTTCACTTTTTCGATCAATACTTGAAAAAGCGTTCCACAGCTTACTTATCTCATTTTTTATTGAAGCTATATCATCAGAAGATTGTTTCTCAGGTAATTTAACCTTTTGAGGTTCCAACTCAACCTTAGGTTCTCGATTTATAGCAATCAAGCCTATAATAACAGTAATAGAAATACCAATAAGAATACCAATAACCAAATTATAACCATTAATAACCATTAATCTTCTCCTTTATTAAAAACAGTCAAAGGTACTTTAGGGTCTTCCCAAGATACATATAAAACAGAATAGTACTTACCGTTATTTTCCTTATCCTCGACTTTAGTATCAAATCCATAATAAAGAGATAAATATAAACTTAGAAACCTTAAATCCTTTTTACCTAAAAATATACTCCTATTATAAGATGGTGGAATATCATAAATACCAGTTTCTAAGATAACTTGTGAGTCATTATAAAGTCTATGATCAATATCAAAGTCTAAATATGAAAAGAATACACTAACGACTTCCTTATTATGTCTAAGTTTATCCTTAGCCACACGATAATATACTGCCTTAGCTGAATAATAATCTGGAGGATAGTTACTAGGTGATTCATTAACAGGTTTAAGAATCTTATCATCATAAGTAACAGGCTTAGATTTAGAATTTTCTTTCTCCTTACTAAATACGATTATTATAAACTCAACTAGTGCATACAACCCTACACTAAATAGTGCTCCACCGAAAAAACTAGCAAATAATTCTTCCACTACTTATCCTCCTTTAAATTATTAGGGATAGAGTCAATTCGATAATCTGTATAATTTTCAGGATGTCTAAATGACTTTTTATAATAGTTAAGTCGTTCTTTTGCCTTATCACTACTGCTATAGACCCCAATAATTATACGGTCATTAATAGGTTTACTAAAAACTGATAGCACGAAAAGATAGTCTGGTAATTCAATATATGACGTATCAGGAACACTAAGATTGATAAGTGAATCATCTTTACCTAAAACATAGTCAATTAGCTTATTTACTCTCTTAATAAGATAAGCAACAGATAGGATAAGAATAATACATAATAACCCAACTACTAGGCTAATCATCTTCATTGTCCCAGTCATTCTCCCCTCTTAAATCATCTAAATAATAATCTTTATCTTCAAAATATTCTTCCATATCAAAGTCAGTCACATTATAAATAGCCAACTGAATCCGATCTACAAAATCGGCAATACCATCTACATTACGAGGATCTAACATACACAAATAATCATGGATAGATTGCAAAGCTTTGTCTCCTGCATTATATACCGTATAAGCCTCCTCATCTTGCATACTTAATTTGTAATTTTCAAAAGACCCTTTTTCTACTCCAGCTACTTCTTCAAAATGATGTAGTTCTGCTTCTGTATATGGCTTATCAGTCAATTCTTTAACTTCTTCCACATCAGATGTTAATTCATAAATAGTTTCATGACTTAGCATTCGAGTAGCTAAAAGCTTAACAAACTTATTTTCCTTATTGTTATAAAGAGCATATTTCATAGTTTAACACCCTACCTTAATCCTTTACTTTATTCTTTGCGTCAATCTCAGCTTGCTTCTGATCATTCTCAGCCTGTGCTTGTTTCTTAGCATTCTGAGCTTCTTGTGCTTTCTTAGCCAATTCATCATTAATTGGTCCATTAAAAGTAGCTAAATAAGTAGCTTTATCCTTTAGATAAGCATTAACGTCAAAATCAAGATAGCTAGACATCATTGAAATAAAAGTGTCTGTTAATGAGCCTAAGTCTTCACCCTTAATAAGATCCTTATTATAAATATCACGGGTAGTAGAATAAAGCAGAGAACTAACCTTATTTAACCCCCAATTAAGTGAATCTTCAATTGATACAGCCTTATTCCCTAAAGTGTTATCAGCCATATTAGCTAGGGTGTTAAAATTCTTTAACTGGTCTGCTGTATAAAGATCTTTACTAAGAAAAGGAACTTCAGCCAGCATAGCCGTTTCAGAATAAATCTTCGCATTATCAAAAGCAGAAGTACCAATTGATTTTACATAATTACCAGTCTTTGTATTATAAAGTGCATACATAATTATTTACCATCCTTAAAAATACTTTCGTCTACATATACTATCAATTCACCATCTTCGGTATAAGAGTTTTTAATCTTAATTCCATGAGATTCTAAGTCTTTTAAAACTAATTCAGCTTGTTCCAAAATAAGCTTATTAGGAATACCTCCCCATAAAATGGTATCTTTATACCCGGGAATCAATTCACTACCTGAAAAAGATGCCACACCCTCGTAATCATAGGGAATGTACCATTTAGATATATTAAAATCCTCATAAATGTATTTTAAGATTAAGTTATAGACCATATTATAAGCTAAATAAGTAAGATACTTTTGATGATTACTATACAAGTTTTTCAAATAATTTAAGTTAATTAATTCACTTGAATTATGAGCAGGTAAATCAGATAAAGCTTGTCGTAAGGAAGATAAATCGGCTTGATCTAATTCAAACTTATTAGTAGGAGTATCAACCTCTAAGATATGATCTTTCCTGTTATATTTAATCATCTTCGTCTACCTTCTTAATTATTGCTTTATTCCAATCAACAGCAATATCATTACGTTTTTTAAATCCTTCGATTTCATCTTTAGTAAAAGCAATTTGATAATTGTCTGACTTAATACTGCTACCAATAGAAAATTCTCTATCTGGTAAATAATATTTAAGATAACCTTGAGAATTACCAGCAATTACTTGGATAGTATACTCTTTTAATTTTGAACGCAAATTAATAGGTGTCTTTCTAAAGTCCTCTACCTCGTTCATAGTTAATAACAAGCATCCATAATCTACATGACTTAAATTATTCCAATGACAACTCTCTATAAGCTCATCTAAGTCTAAGTTGATAACTAAAAAAGCACTCTTAGTATACTTAGTATGTAAGATATAGCGAGTACCATCTAACCTACATACACTTATTTCAAGTCTTCTTAAATGATTAATAAAATCTTCTATACCCATTTTAGCCTACCTCACTTTAATTAATCCTAATTCATAGACCTTACCACCGCATTCATTAGCAACTGCACAAGCTTCTAAATAATTATTAAACACACAAATTTGTCCGAATTTAAGAATATCAAATGCAGGCTTGTTATAATAAGCAGTCTTAACATTCTTAGGCGTACCCCGTAAGAACTCTACAGACGTTACATAATTACCTTGACAATCTTTTACAATCCAAGCCTCTGCTGAATGAAACTTGCGTGTTTTCTTTACTTTAACTTTAGTCATTTCTTAGACCTCCACATAGAATAAACCCAAACTCCAAGACCAGCAAAAAAGATTATAGCTTCAAGAGTTAAAAGTATAATTGCTAAAGTTTTATAACTACAACTAATCGGTGAATCAATCATAAGGACTAGTACCCAAAATAACAATCCACTAGACCACCAGCCAAAACCAAAACCCTCTAAAAACTTCATTATTCTACCCTTTCATAAGTTTTCTCAAATATATCCTTATCAATAGCCCAATGCTCACCCTTAACACCGGTAGCAATATAATCACCAGCATTAAGCTTCATATTCCCTTCTTTTGTTGGAAGCAAGAAATAAGAAGTGTCACCTCGTGATGTTGGTCCAACAATATGTATCTTGTACCTAGCTATCCGCTTAATTGACCCATCGAACTGTTCAGCTTCAATTAAGGCTGTCTTTCTGTACTTGTGTAGCATTAGCCCTTCACCTCATATAGTAATAGTCTGTTATCCTTAGCTCGCTTATGTCTTTTTGGGTAATCTTTACGTCCCCAACACCTTTTGGTTTTTGATTACTCATGATAATTTCCTCCCACAAATCATACAATAACTAGAGTCAATATCCTGTACCTCTTCGGGTTCAATAGTATCACCACGATAAACGATCAACCTTATAATATCACCATCAGTCTTATATCTCATATAAGAATCTTTATCAATTTCTATCTTTTTACCTTCTCCATTAATCATAGAGCAATAAGGACAATTATAATGATTATCTAACTTAGAAACAGCCTTAACAGTATCAACCAAGCATTGCAAATAGCTATAGTAGGAATCAAAAGGAGTATCAAGATCTAAAACATAATCCTCACCATGTCGTTCAGGTGGGTATACATAAGGACGATAAACAATTTTTGTTTCGTCATCAGTTTTAATACTATAAGCTTCATTCTCTACAGGATCAATGATAATCTCCCAACCCAATTCTTGCAATTGCTGAAACTTAATCAACGTTTTCTTAATCGTTTCTGGATCATACTTCTTATTAATATCTTCTACTAAATCAGATGTACTACCTTTCTTCATTGTTATGCTTCCTTTCCTTAATTCATGTTTTAAGTATAACACTTTTAGTTGAATTTTCAACTACTTTTGTACAAAAAATACAAAAAGAAAAAAGCTAAGCCAAAGCCTAGCTAAAAAATAAAGATTGATATGCTATACACTTATATTAATACCTTAGCTAACAAAAGTCAAGCTTATTCACACCACAGCGTAGCCAAGTCTCCCTCTTCCATTTTAATATTAGCAATATATAGTGAACCGCCGGGATAATTCTGAGTAACACCATAAGATTGAAACCACCAAGATATATCAGTATTAGGATCAGAGTCTACTGGAGCAACAAAACTTAAGCAATATTGTTTCCAATCTCTATTAATTCTATCCACTTGGATTAAGGGTTGTCCATCGTTTTTATTAGATGTATACAATCCATAGAAGCAAAAAGGATAATTAATCCAACCATCATTCCATGTATCTGGATGTCCGTCATATAAACCGGTAAACTCTTGATGACATAAGTAGAAACTAATTGTATATACATGACCTTTCTTAAGGGGCAAGTATCCATCATATCTAAGTCCCTCGTTCGAAGGGAGACCATTTGGAGTTGTATAGAAATGATAAACAGAAGTCTTAATGTCCTTATTATTATATAGTCTATCTCCTAAAGGAACAATAGCTCCTGTGGGACCAAAATTACCCCATTTATTATTATTAGCCCTAAACGTACCAGTTAAATTATCAAAGTCTTTAGTATTCTTAAACATATTGGGATTAGTAGGAATAGTTACATGGTTCATTAACCCGTCCATATCATTTAAAGTTAGGGCATTATTCTTATCTAAATTAGCAACTTTCCGAAACTTATCTCCTAGAGATTTTAATTGACCTCCTATAGTAGTTTGCTTAGGTGTATTAAAATTTTGATTATGATATTCGAGCATAATAAAAACTCCTTATACTTTTTTATTCAGTATAAAGAGTTTGTTTTTTTTTCTTTTTTCTATAGCTAATTATCCAAGTTAACCTTAGGAGCTGTCTGAGCGTTCTTATCTGCTTGGTAATAAGAAATAGGCTTAGCGCCTTTCATATTAGCTACCATAGAAGATGGGAAATTAACAATTGATTGATTGTAAGCCCGAACATCGCTAATGTAGTTTTGTCGTTCAGTAGCAATGCGATTTTCTGTTCCCTCTAACTGGGTCATTAATACTTGAACATTCTTATTAGATTCTAACTTAGGGTAGCGTTCATGAATTACATTAATTAATACTCCAGTAGACTGATTAAGCTGGCTATCAGCTTTCATCTTTTCCTTTGGAGTATTAGCAGAGTTATAGGCTTCACGTGCCTTAGCAATATCACCAAAGACTTTTTGTTCTTGCCTCATAGAGCCTTTTACACTAGCCGTAAGATTAGGAATCAGATCATATCGTCTTTGCATAACATTTTCAATTTGACTCCACTGCTGTTCACAATCCTGCTTCTGGTTATTAATATGGTTGCTAATCCCTACAAACCAAAGACCTATAATAACAACTACACCAATTACACTCCACAAAATAATATTAGACTTCTTCATATTTAAACCTCACTTTACCAACTTCCGTCTGCTCCGCCACCACCAGAGAGACCCCCATCTCCACCAAAAGAGTCAAATGAATCTGAGCTAAAAGTACCAAAATCGTCATAAAGATCCGCCGATGAATCATTATAAGAATCATAAGAAGAGCTAGAATATCCAGACTTATTAACACGAGGAGTTAATTCATCGTCTTCATCGTCTAATAAGGTATTAGAATATTCACCTACGTGATCTTGATAACTCATAGCCATTGTATATTGAGTATCCAAAGGTAAGGCAACAAATTGTAATCTAAGATCTGGATGTTCGATCAAAAACATATTTACATAATTTTGCTTCCATGTACTGTCTGTAGGATAACCATACTTATTAGTCATTACAATACTCCTTTCTATTACCAACCACCGGTAGCACCACCACCGCCGGAAAATCCGCCGAAACCACCAAAATCTCCCCCGCTAGAGAAACCAGAACCAGAATCAGAACTAGAACCAGAGTAAAACCCTCCAGAACCAGATCCGCCACCTTCATCAGAAAGAATAATTGCGAAAATAATACCTGCAAAACCTATAATGAAGATACCAAAAATAATAAATAACCAGATCTCATTCTTATTATGCTGTTCAACCTTATTAGCAGATCTTAAATTATTCTGATCCCTAACAATCTTAGAAGACGTACGCTTAACTACAGTAGTAACCCCCGCATTAAAATCATTTTGCTTAAAATCTTTCTTAACGTCTGGGGTTAATAGCTTATATAAGTAAGCGTCTGGTAACACGCTTTCAATCCCATAACCAGTTTGCATTCTAAATTTATGATCTTTAGTTGCAATCAAAAATAGTACACCATTATCATAACCAGAACGACCAAACTTATATTTATTGAAAAGTGCTTGTGCTTGATCTTCTATATCATCATACTTACTGCTTACGTGTTTTTCAGTAATTACAGCAATCTGCGGATGACCTTTGATCTTAGCCATATCATCATTATTAACCTTATCAATATAACGTTCAGTCTTTGCTGATAACACATTAGCATTATCTTGTACATTTTGAGTATCTGCATGGACTGTAACCGATAAAGCTCCTAATGAGATAGTAGCTAATCCAGCTAACAACCACTTTCCCCGCCTAGCTTTAATTAGCAACAACTTCTTTCACTTTTAAACTAAAATTATTATATCACAACTTGATAGCAAAAATTTAAAAAAAAATAGAGAAGTTAAATTCTCTATTTCTTAATAAGGAATCCTAATCAAATCAATTCAATTCAATCTTACTTCTTTTTTGGCTTATAAAATTTTATTGTCCCACCTTTAGCAAAAGCCATTCCATAGGTGTCTTCATTAACATCTCCACTAGGTCCACCGTGATTGTCTCGACCACCCATATTAATGATTGCTGTATCATCACCCTTCCACTTCTCTTCAAGAAAAGCAGTGTGTGAATTACCACCATTATCATTAACAACAATAGACCCCGAACCAGTATCATCAGCACTAATTTCGTCTAAAATACTAGGTTCAGTATAAGTTGTAAAAGCAGATGAACCTACATCATACCCACAAGCATTACATACATACCAGACAAAACTTGAACAATCCGCATGACCATTCTTGCGAAAGTCCGTACGCATAGGTTGTGAATAACTCCAATTTTCATTATTCATAATATCCTTAGCTTTTTCTATAAGGTCTCCAGAACCTTTTCCGCCACTATCTCCCCCACTGTCTTTACTTGCATTAGAAATAGCAGTAGCAAGATTTTGTTCACCAAAGTAACCACCTAGGAAACGAGTAAATTTACCCTTAAAACTCCAAGGTTCAGTAAATCTACGGTAAAAGTCGCCTGTTTCAGATCTTAAAGGAACACCACGAGTAACATTCAATGTAACCTGTAAACCATTAGCATAACTCCAGCTAGTAGTTACACCCTCACAGTAAAATTCCCACCAGACACCAGAAGGGTCATCATAAAACATTACCCGCTCACCAATCCAATCTACCATTGGTGTAGAAAGCGATCCTAAAGTAATCGTGCCAGAATAGAACTTAGCATTATCTGCGTACCAATCAAATAATTTCTGGGTATATCTAAGGAATAAGAAAGGTACAGATTGCTGACCACTATCTGGTGATCCATTAATACCATCATGTCCTTGGTCAAAAGGAACTGAATTCATAATCCGGTCATAATCAGCCTCACTAGGCTTACCCCCATTAGCTAAAGCAGACTGTACAATTTCCCAAGCCTGTTCTGGTCCAATTGTATAACCCATTTCGTCAATCAACTCACCAGCCGCTTTTTCAGGGTTTTTAGCCATCCGATCATAACTCTTTAAATACTTAGAATTCTTAGAAATAGCTGTATTAGTAGGAGTGTAATTAGGCATCATCACACTAAGGTAGCTAGTGCGATTAAAGTGATTACGCATTGTCCATAGTGTATTAGCGTCTTCTTGACTAATTCCTAACCCAGCAACCGAACGAGCAAAATCATAAGCATTACCAGAAGCTTTAATCGCTTCATTTACAGCATTATACTGAGCAGATCCACCAGCTTCTTTAGGAATAGAAATATCTTCTCCGTTAGCCTTACGTCCACTAGTATAATAAAAAGCATCAACTACAGATGTGTAATAAGGAGCATGAAGCATAGCTTCTTCTTGAGTCCACCCTTTCATAGCTTCACTGTCTGCATTAGTCGTCCCTGCTGTTACTTGTGACAGTGGATCCTCTTGTTTATTCCCATTAAAGTAATCAACCTGTACATTCATTAACTTATAACCATAACGGTGAATAAGGTCCATATTAGTTAAGGGTGCCATATTCCCTGTAAAACCACCATCATACTGGTCAATACCCATACCTTGTGTAGGAGTAAGCTTAAAAATTGAAGCCTGCTCTTGGTCATTGTTTTGGATATTAACACTCATAATATCACCGGGAGCAATTTCATTAACAGGCAAGCCCATCCAATTTTCGGGATCAAACGGTGTAGGGCGGTAATTAAAAGTAGCTAACCCACGATCATGAGTCCAATACATTTCATTAAAAGGCTTAGCAGAAACGTCTTTAATAAACTGGAGAATGGAACCATTATAATTTAAGAATGGATTGCTTGGGCCTGCGTCTGGGTAGGACTCGTCTAAATTCTCGTAGATATAAAACTCAATTAAGTTCTGAATAGGTAATTCTCCATTTTCCGATACCTGCATGGGGATATTTAACCAACTAACTTGATTATTAGTTTCTGGATCATTATTCTTCCCATTCTGGTCTGTATCTGAATTCTGGTCTGAACCATCGGCGGTATTACCATTCTTATCTGGTAAAGAATCTAAATAAGCTTGATAATCAGCTTGGCTCTTTGGTTGACCCATAAAATCATTAACTACACCTGCTTTAACTGGAGTAGCCCGATCAGTAATATCTCGACCACCTTGACCATTTAAGTAATCATAGGTATTTACTCCACCTTGATTTTGTAAAACAAATCGATTAATAATCTGCTTAATAATATTAGCAGACGTATGTTGCTTAAAACCAATCCCCGTCTTTTCATCGTCTGGGAGCAGTTGATAACCATTAAGGTTAGACTGCAAATCAGAAAAAGTAGACAACTGAATATTACTCATAATCTTAGCCATACCTTGACCTACAACCGTATAAGTTTCTTGCGCTCCATTGTAATTAGCATTACGAGTTAAATTAGAAACTAAACCAGTATAAATACACTTATCAAATTGACGATACTGTTTGTCTGGTAAGATATAGTCTACCCGAATTAAATCATTAACAGCAAAAAGGGAAGACCAATCATGACTATTGCCTAAAATCATAGTCAAAGTTGGAATATCATTTTGCATATCATTTTGTACTTGCACTGAAATTAAATCAGCAATTAATTTATCTTGTGTGTCATCTGGAATTTGATGAGATACAGAACGGGGGACTAAAGGATAAGTACGTGAAATAGTTGCTACCGTTACCTGTAAATAACCAGACGTTGAAATAGAACCATATTTAGCTATATCACCCGGCTTATGGTCTATATGAGTAGGATAACGAGGGGTAGGAGTTTGTATTAAATTCAAAGACTCCTGCATTATTTGTTTATAGTTTTCATCAGCCTTTGAAATATCTTTATCGTCCCCGCCTTTAGAAGAACCAGACTTATGACCTTTATTCTTATAAGCGTCTGATACTCCACCATAAGCACCTACATCTATATGTGATTTAATTTGTTTATGATCTAGTGCTTGTCCAGCAGACTTAGAGTCTACATGAAAAGGTTTCTTCTTTTTACTTGCTACTTGTCGATAAGCACCAATATCTATTTTTGGCAAAATTTTCACCCCTTTATTTAGTTTTAATATAAATCAAAATCCCCTATGTACGTCTGAAACATAGAGGATTTTTGGGTGTGTATTAACAAATGTTCAACTAAATTATAACTTCATTTAGACTAGAAGTCCAGAAGTTTCATTAGCAAAGAATGTTTGCTGGTTACTCATTGCTTGCTGACTATCATATTGACTTAGCATTTCTCTTACTTTATTAGCCACTGTTTGGGCTAATGTATCTGGATCATCAGTACCACCATTAATCGTAAGGTTAATATTATAACTTGGATTAATAGTAGTTGATTTTCCACCTGACTCAGAAACTCCCGGATTAACTACCTTTTTACCAAAGATACCAGCTAAGTCGTCTAAAGTAGAAAGCCCACTAAAGTAATGACCAGCATTTAATGGTACATAAGCTTCTGTCCCAGCCTCACCATAAACATCACTACCATTATTAGTAGTTGGATGATCTGTGATTAAAGGACTACCAGAAGCGTATTGACGAATACCACCAACAGCATACTGCTTAGCAAATCTTTCCATTCCCCCAGCATAATTAGCAGGAGAATCAGTAAAGTAACCCTTACTATGAAGCTGATTAGCCCAGTCATTAACAGACTTAATACTACTATTAATACCCATCTTCTGAAGAGTAGAAGCATAAGCATTAGCAAAGTCGTCTAGGCTATCAAAGTCTGCATAATTACCACTACCGTCTGGCTGATGAGACCCAGCTTTAGCACCTTTCTGACCAGCATAAACAATACCACCATAGTTGTTTTTACCAGCCATATGAGTACCGCCATTAGTTTCGTGCATCAATTGTGCATAAACTAGTTTAGGGTCAACACCGAGTTTCTTACCAATAGCTTTTGCAACACTCCGAATAGCCTTTTCTCCTTCACCAGAAGTACCGGATATATCTGAGTCGTCACTCTTAGAACTAGAATCTCCACCGTTCTTAATAGACTTAGCAGATTGAACTACTCGCATAGCATGATCAAGCATTTTATCATAGCCACGCAAAATACGCCATGCTTCTGATTTCTCACTGCCCTTCTTTGAGGAAGCTTTAGCTTTACCCCCAAAGAAATCGTCCATTAAGCCTAAGCCTGCAATACCAAGAGCAACCCCCGGTAAGAATCGCTTACCATTCTTTAGAATACCTCTTAGTACGCCACCAGACTTATTATACTTACTTGCAGTCTTACGAGCGTCTCTAAGTGATTGTCCTTTAGCTTTATTAATAGCTTTATCCTTAGACTTACCTATCTTACCACCAAGGAAACCACCAAACTTATCACCTAACCAGCCACCAGCTACACTACCAGCAACCGCACCAACCGCAGTACCAGCACCGGGGAAAATTGAACCTATCAGTCCACCAACAACCCCACCGGCAACACTACCAGCAGATGAGCCTAAGCTAGAACCAACAGCCTTTCTACGAGCTTTAGTACCTTTCTTAGTAGTTGCAACAGAGGTGGCTAAGTCTAAACCACCAAAGACTAAGTCACCAATACCCGGCAACCCAGCTTTAGCACCACGAACTAAACCTCTTAACTTACTAGACTTTAAGACACTAGAAGCAGTAGCTTTGATACCAGAACGGGAAACTGATTTAGCACCAGTTTTAACAGCTTCTTCTCCAGCTTTAGCAGTTGCTTTTTCAGCTTCCTTTTCTACAGATGATTTACCACCTTTAAAGATACGCCCTAAGATACCAGACCCTCCAGCACCCCCAGAACCACCTTTACCTCTTAGCCTATCAAGAGCATAGATACTCATAAGATTTCCAGCACCAGCACCAAATGCACTAGCGATACCAGAAACAAATGGAGATAACCCACCACCAGCCTTATAAGCCTTAGCAATAATACCACGTAAACCGTCTAAAGCTTGACTAGCTTTCATAGCAGAATCAGCTAATGCAGAATTATACTTTTGAAGTTGTGAAGCTCCTGTCTTATCATAATCCTGATCTGCTTTCCCGCCTTCTTTACTTGCACCCGTAGCTTCTTCTAATTGCTTTACATGTTTCTTATCTAACTTGCCCTCATCATTTAATTTCATCCACTTTTCAGCAGTTTCAGCAGAAATAGTATAGCCCGAGTCTCTACTTAAATCAGCGGCCGCTACACGTCTGGACTGATAATTACTTTCATAATTTTTAAGAACTCCACCCATTCTCCAAGGGTGCTTTTGAAGGTCTTGCATATCAAAAACCATATTAGCGGAGCCTTCTACACCAGCATAACGATCTGGATCTGACTGAGCAAAGATTTGTCTCATCTTAGGGTTATTAACATTACCTAAAGTATTAGCAAGATTCATAGTATTTTGAGCGCCTTGTGTACCTTGGAATTGTGCCCCACCACTAGCAATTGCACCTTGGAATCCCGCTAAGTTCTTCTCATCACGAGCAGTAAGACCTTGATTACTTGCATTCTGGATTAACATAGATAATCCTTGTTGCTGTTCTGTTGCCTTAGCACTCATACCAGAATTGATGATAGAGTTAGTAATTGCATTACCGACACTACTCATCTGACTAGAATTTAAATTAGCACTATTACCGACAGTCTGTTCTAGCCCTAAGGTACTCTGTGCATTAGCTCCTGTGATACGAGACTGTCTAGCCCACGTCTGAGCAACACCAGCAACATCTCTAGTACTCCCCACATTACCCGTAGTAGAAGTATAAGCATTAGCAAACTGACCCATCTCTGCGCCACTATAGCCATATTTATAACCATAGTCGCCTAAAGTATTAAGAACTTCACCATCTCTACCACCATTAGCATATGCAGTAGACTTAATATCATCAAAACTAGAAAGTCTTAAACTATTTCCTTGAGCATAGGCACTAGCAATAGAAGCGCCCCCAGCAGAGATAGCGCCACGTAAAATAGTATATTTACGCTTATTAAGCTGACCCATAAAAGAATTAGGATCATCGCCAATAGTTACCCCTTGAGTATCATTAAGGCGATCATTAAACGACTCTAAATTCTTTTCGGCAGTTCGTAATTCTTCTTCCTGCTTCTTAAATCGCTCATTAACCTTTTCTAGGTGCTTAACTTGTTCGTCTAAAGCTCTAGCATAACGAACCTGCTCAGTAGTTGCGCCCGGTGCAGAAGCAACATTATTAGCTTCTTTTGCTTGAGTTTGTAAATTTTGATAATAACTAGCAAAACGAGCAATATCACCAGTAGGAGAATTAAACCGATCTCGTTGTTCTTGCAAACGACTTTGAATAGACTGAGATGAGGCTTTGTACTGCTGATAGCGATTATGTGAAATATAACCAGACTTCCTACCAACGTCTAAGTTACCCATTTCACGTTTAAGCGAACTAGCTAAATTATGAATATCAGATCGGCTTTCTCTAGCTAAACTTTCATAATGTAAGTTTTGTTGACTAAAGTCTCCCTCTTCACCACGAATAGTAGCACTCCCGTCTATAAAAGCACGAGAAGTAGTTGTACGAGCATTAAAGATAGAATCAAGCTTAGTACTATTATTACCAGATCTTAACTCTCTTAAGCTACTAACAACTAGATCTAACTTAGGAGCTAAAGTATTAATGCTTTCTTCTAGCTTAGAACCATTTTGAGTTGCCTTAGCTTGGTTAAGAGCATTATCTAAAGCAGATTTAACTTCGTCCAAACGACCAAAGCCATTTTGAACCCCAGCTAACTGCTTATTACTAATCTGACCGTTATTATCTTGTACAGTACTAAATACCCGATTAATCTTCTGTTGGGTAGAACTAACTAGATCCTCAATTTCTCGAAGACTCGCTTTGGCGGGGTCAACATCAGCCGTAACCTTAATATTTGTATCTTCTTGCCTGCTCACTTAATCACCTACCCAACTTCATTACTATAAAAACTTGCATACTGTTCAGCCTTCTTAGACTGCAACCAAAGGTTAAATTCCTCATTAATTGTTTGGTCTACAACCTGCTGGAACTTAAGAATATTATTATGATTAACGTTTACATTAACATTAACTTTTCCACGATTTCTCTGAACTTTAATATAGTTTTGAGACTTTCTAATATTCTGTTTAAAAAGCGTTTGTAACTCTAACGGATGCTGTAAATTCATACTAAATTGACTAGTAGGAGCTTGAGCTACCCGTGTACTATATGTGTTACCTGTAGCATGATAACGAATACCGCCAGTAGCATTAGTCTTAATAGGGTTACCAGTAGGGTCCCATCCACCACCATAATGAATATCTCTAGCCCAGTTAGAGTCATTAAATAGGGCAAGTAATTGGTCATAACCAGATTTAATATTATTGTGACCCTTAACTGCGTAGTGTTCAAAAGTTGAAGGGACGTACTGTAAAAGACCTTGGGCTGGATGACCATTAGCCGAATTAATATCACTAATCTGCTGAGTAACAGTAGGATCTCCTCCAGACTCAGCCTTAATCATGGAAACAATCATATTGACTTGTTCGTCTGATACATTCTGTCCCATAGCTTTGGCGGCTTTTTTAATATCATCCTTCCACTCTTCTGGAGACTTAGCAGAATCTCCTCCTGAGTCACTACCAACATCATCACTAGAGCTAGAGCTACTACCAGATTCTTTAGCTTTACGCAAGAAAATATCCCAATAAGTATTAAGATAATCAATTAAACGCCACTCTGACTTATGAAGTCGCTTATATTTGTTCTGAACCTGCTTAGCCAATTTACTAACAGTCATATTAGAAGCTTTCTTATTAGACTGTTTCTTATTCTTAGAACGAGAATTATCTTCTTTAGGGTTAACTGTAGAAGCATGAGCTTTATTATCATTCTTATAACTATCATATAAAGCATAAGCACCCATACCAACACCAATTAAAGCACCAGCTTTACCTATCTTTCTAGCAGGAACTTTAGATCCAGATTTTACAAGTGTCGTAGGATTAATTTTAAGCCCTGTTTTAGCTCTTTTAACCGTTTTAATACCAGATACATTAGAACTAGATTTATTGCTCTTAGCGTTGCTTACAATCGAAATTACAGTATCTTTTAAGCTACTACCCTTACCTCTAATAGCAGATAGAGTACCTTTAAATCCTCGATTCTTAAGACTGCCCGCTATCTTTTGATAACCTCTCTTAGCATAACCCCCATAAATAAGACCTACTCCTAGATCACCTAGCATAGAAACACCCATAGACGTTCCTACTCCAGACATAATATTACTAATCCAAAAAGTCTTATTTATCCAATTAAGCTTATGGGTGAAATGATTTAAAGCGTGGGAAGCTTTAACTTCACTTTCTTGAATAGCCTTTTGTTGTTGCTGAATGGTCTTAGCGCCAGTTTTATCATACTTATCTTTATTCCCTTTGCCACTACCCTTAACAATCTTATCAACATTCTTCTTAGTAAACTTCTTATGCTTATAAAGCTCTACTAAGTCTTTAGCTTGTTGAGGTGAAAGATTACCACCGTTCTCTTTTGATAATTGATAAAGGTTACCGGACGCAATTGTAACATCACCATTTTTAGTACGGGCTTGTGTCTTAGCATTTCTTAAAAGGTTATCAATAGCAGTTTTGTATTTATATGGATGTTTAGAAGCGTCCTGCATATCAAAAATAGCTTGAGCATGACCTTCTCTTGTTTGATAAGCTGGATCATTGCCAGTAAATAACCTAAGAGAAGCTATGTTACTAGGCTGAAAGGCTGAGACTAAACCAGCATAGGCTTGCGCCCCCTGTTGTCCTTGTAATTCAGACTTACCGGTTTGAGCCATAACCCCTTGAAAACCTGCAATTTCTTTTTGGTCTCTAGTTGATAAAGTACTACCAGAAACATTAAAAGCTGTTTGATACATATTAGCTAAGGCTTGTTGTTGCTCATTAGCTTTTGCGTTCATACCAGAATTAGTAATCTCATTTTGAATTGCATTCGCTAAGCTACTAAATTCTTTAGTACCAGCTAATGAGGTCATAGCACTTACGTATTCCAAGTTTTGAGTGGTGGAATCATTAGCACCAGAATATCGAGATAATCCAGCCCAAGACCTAGTTACGTCTTTAATTTGATTTTGACTTAGATTAGCATTACCAGTAGCAGACGTATAATTATTAAGATAATTACTCATCTCGTCTAAACCATAGCCCATACTAAATCCAGCGTCTGCTAAAGTATTTTCTACCTTATTTTCCCCTAAACCAGAAGCATAAACAGTTGACTTAATATTATCAAAATTATTTAAAATAAGACTATTTCCTGTATTATAAGCACGTATAGTATTTCCAACTGCACCTACAATAGCAGAACGAGTAAGAATTCGCTTATGGGTACTAAGAAAGCCTTCTAGTGAATTCTTAGCAGGTAAAACAACAGTCTCTACAGTCTGCTTATCGTGTAGCTTAGCATTAGAAAGATTAATCCGACTTCCAGTGTTATTGAGTGTATTAGCTAAATCACTTAAAGTCTGATCTACCTTTCGCATTTTTATGATCTGTTCGTCTAATGCAGATCGTTTAGTAATATCATTTTGACTACCTTTACCAGACTCAATCCGATTATTTAGAACATTTCGTTCCTTAGTTAATTGTTGTAACTGATCATCATATTGCTTTTTTAATTCTTGATATTGATTATTATAATTATCATACTCATTGGCTTGGGTTTGATTTTGGTCTTGATACTTTTGCCATCGTTCATAAGTAACCGCGCCATTAAAAACGCCACGATCCCAACGTCTCTCTAAAATCTTACTACGATTACTTAACTTACCAATATTATCTTTTAAATCAGTTAAATCATGTTGAAAATCAGAATTAATCTTATCGAAGTCATTAGTTCTAAATGCTCTTGAAGAAGTAACTCGATAATTGTTTACTTGATTAAATTTATAAGAAGAAAAGAGTTGATTAGACTCCTTACCAGCGTCTGTCAACTCTTTTAATTCGTCTAAAAATTTAGCAATCTGGTCTGTATCATTAACAATCCTTGCTTGATCTAATTGTTCATTAGTCCGTTGCTTTTTATCATCAATTGCCTGTACAAGACCAGATAAATGACTTTGTAAGTTAGTTAAGTCTTTGTCACTTACAGTATTGTTATTATCTTGACCTCGTTGATAGACCCGATCAATTTCTTTATTTAATCTGTTTAACTGACTAGCAAGAGATTTAAAACGACCATCGCCAATATCAAGTTTTACTGTATACTGTGACGCTGACATTACTTCACCTACTCATCATCAAATTCATAATTATTAGACTTTTCAATTAATTTCTTCCAGTTTTCGTCAACTTGTGCTTCTGCATTCCGTTGCTTCAATTCGTGTTCTTCAATAGCCTGCTTAATCTTAAAGTCAAGAACTTCATCATAGTTCTCGCTAACACCCTGTCGAGCGTCCTCTTTAGCCTTAAGCTTAAGTGTCTGCTTATAAATATCGTCTAAGTTATCTCCCTGTTCAAGAAGATCAACATTTTCGTTAGAGTAGAACTTCTTTTCAAAGCTCTTATCTTCAACATGAGAAACTTCTTTCTCACCTTTAGCTTGGCGCTCCGCCTCTTTTACGTCCTCATTCATAGACGCAATAATAAACTCCCGTTGAGCAAAAGTAAGTGACTTTAATAATGGATCATTAGGAAGCACTTTAAAAAACTTCATAATAGCCCACATATTACGACCAGAGGTAGAACGAACTAAAGTTTGAATACCTCCAAGACGATTTAAAGCAGGGGATAGATTAATATTCCAATCTGGATGTTCTTTTATATCTTTTCTACTGGAGCTGGTCTTGCAGAAAAAAGTCTAACCATTCCTCATAGTCACGGAATACGTCTAGTAAAATATCTACCCGATAAGTCTTATCTACATCAGTAAACCAATTAGGTACGTTATCTCCTACCACACGGAAGTAACCAATCGCCAAATACAAATCTTGTAAACCAGCTAAGAAACCAGCACCTCGACCAGAGGTAAGATCAACAAACTCCTGTTGAATTTCAGCTTGTTCCATTACACTAGGGGCGTGCATTTTAACTACAAATTCACGTTTTTGTCCTTTAGCAGTAGAAACTGTATACTTCTTAACAAAGTGATAATCGTCATTATTTTGAATAACAGAAGACAAAGCTTCCTGTTCTTTTTGATAATTACTTACCTGTTCTTTATTTTCTACTTGGTCTCTTAAATCTGCCTTATCTCGTTTTAAGGCTTGAACCTTCTCCTCTAGTTGCTTAATTCTTACATCATCAGAGACTGATTGTTGTTTCTTTTCTTCTTTAGACTGTTTTTCTTCTACAGGTTGAGCCTCCCCACCACGAGGTGCCCTTCCTGTATGTTCCCGAACTTCTCGTTGTTGTGCTTGCGCTTTTTTCATTTCAGCTAAGATTTCCTCTTTTGTTTTAGCCATTTTATATCCTCGCTTTCAACTATATTTAATATATGAAAAACCCTATATCAAGTTAATGATACAGGGTTCTAATTTAATTAATTGTTTTATTGTAGTCTACATACCCGCATAATTGGTATGGACACGATTTTGATTTTCTATCCCAGCCACGGACTCCGTGTCTGGATTAATTCCATTACCTTCAATTCCACTATAATCAGAGTTAGAACCACCATTACCACCAGCACTTGATACAAAGTTAGTATAAGTACCAGCAACATAGATAGTTCGTAACCCACGTGATGGGGCGCAGGAGAATGATACATAGGCTTGGTTACCATTAATTACAGTTTGAATTGATGTACCGTCATAACTAGCTAACATACCATCAGAAACACGTTGTTTCAAGAATGCTTCAATAAAGGTATTAATCAAACCACTTGTAATTTGATGTACTGGCATACCGATGAAGTTGTCTTCAAGGTAGTAACGCAAGTCGTCAAATAAGAAGTCTGTAATTTCCTGTAATGAAACAACATTCTTAGTAGGTTCATTAGTAGAGTTGTAAGTAGTTACATCTTCTACAATAGTAAATCCACCAGACGTATTTCTACGTACTTGGTTTTCAATTGCAATAACACCATTAGCGTCTAATTGATCAAGTTCGTCCCCATCGAAGTTTTGATCCAAACTTACTAAATTAAGGTGCTTATGAGTAACTGGAGTACCAATAGGTAGACTAGAAGCAATACCAGCAACATAAGAAGCCATTAAGTAAGCAGGAATATGAACTTCATTACCCGACAAGTTAGTGTAGGTACCAGAGTTAGCAACTAAAGCTACACGATTTGATTGCAAGCCTAATTGACGATTAATTGCATAGTTAAAGTCTTCGTTATAACCTCCACCAACAAAGGACATATAGTTATAACCTAAGATATTTTCTTCACTAAGGAATTCAGCCAATTCAGCATGAATGTTTTCTTCTGCTGTTAATGGAACAATGTAGTAAACATTCTTACCATGTACATTCTTAAACTTATCAGCCCATGAAATAGGTACTTGACCATCATCGCCACCCGAAAGGTATTCGTTAGCAAAAATTTGAATCTCTTTCTTAACTGGTGTAGCAGTAATAGTAGCACCATCAGCAGTAGGAGTAGCCTGAACTCCTGTAGGCGCACCTAATGAATTAATGCTTACTGAAATGTAAGGATCCATTCGAGTAGATAGCTTCAAGTCACCGTAAACACTAGTAACAGTAGTTGGTTCATCTTCTGTACCAATCATTACATAGTCGTCACCCGGAGTTAAGTCTAAGTCCGCAGTGCTGATGCGAGCGCAAGTCTTCAAAACTGTTGATTGAAAGCCCGGTGTTGCATTAATAGCGGATAAGAGCTTTTGTACTTCGCTAAATGAGTCCTTAGTAAGGTCTAATTCACGAACTACTTGCATATTCTTAGGATCATCACCCATAGCTAAGATAAACTTATTAGCACGAGCAACATTACCTACAACCTTGTAACCATAGTACTTAGCTGTAGCTTGACGACCACCATGGTAAATAGCAAAGATATTACCGATGTTAGTGTAATTCTTAGCATACATTTGTGGTTCGTATTCTACCCGTAAAGTATAACCCTGTGATAAAGCGTCCCGAGTAAATGAAACCCCAATCTTATTAGCACTAGCACCAAAAACTTTAGAAGTAATAGTGATAGGACCTTCTTCTAGTGAAGCTTGCGTAGCATTTTCAACCCGCATAGCATAAACCTTACCACCATTTTGGTAGTAGTCACCAGTTGGATTCCAAATCAATTCCATTGCCTTTACTAAGTCACCAGAACCAAAGATCTTACGAGCGCTGGCAGATGACTTAATTTCATAAACATTATTAGGATTACCTTCTGTTGCTGAACCTAGCAAAAAGATATTCTTTTCTGAATCGGAAGATTGATTAGTTAAGGCTGAGTCGTCATAACTCGTTTCTACATGAGGACGTGAATTATAAAACTTTGGGTAGATTCGCTTCATAGTATCAGATGAAGGAATTAGTGCCATTTTATCCCGTTCCTTTCTACTTAACAATATTAACCATTAATATAATGGTCTAATTCTTCAAGATATACGTGCGGATCGTATACAAAAAGCATATCTTTTGAACGCATTAAGTTACTAAATCCAGCAAGCTGTATATCAGTTAATTTTCGATACTTAGCCATTCCTTTAACCGTAGCAAGAAACTCGTTTAAAGAATAAAGGGTTAACTTCTGATCTTTTTTCGCCAATCTATTCACCACCTAAAATAATCTTATCTAATGTTTGATTCATGTTCTGTTTAATCGTTTGGGTTACATGATAGTTTACAGTTAATCGGCGATAGTACAATTGTTGACCACCAAGACTATTCTCTGCTGTACTTACGTCTTGAACCATATCCATACCATTTAACTCAATACTAGGTAAAAAGACAGCGCCATTATCCTCTAATGACTTTCGCAAATAGGTTTCAATATAAACAAATATTCCAGAAAGACAACGAATAGTATTTGTATTATTGGAGATAAAATCTATTGTTACAGCTTCTATGGTATTTATACCTATTGGATAAGACTGACCTGTATTTTCTTCCTTAATTATATAGAACAAATCAAACTTAGAATCTTTATTATAGATAGGTAAATAAGGAATATAGACCTTATTATCCTTTACCTCATACACATTAGTTTGTGGAAGAGAATAAACATCTTTAATGGGTTGACTAGGCTGTAAATAAGCCTGCTTACCATCAACGATTATAGGTAGCTTCTCATGAGTTAGCTTACCACTATCATTAGAAGTTAAGTCCCCTTGATAGTTACCTAATACTGCATTATCCTCATCTTCCTGTGACCCCTTAAACTGTGCTAATAAGAAAGCTGTTTTAGGAGGAGTTTGAGGAAAAGCAAAATAAAGAGGAATTTCAACCCCATGATTACCCTTTCCAATTCCGTATGTATTAATAAAGTTATCTACAATTTTGTCGGGAAGTTGGCTAAGTATTTCCTGTTTTATAATATAGGGATTGGCAAGTATACCTTTTAAGAGGGAATTAACTTCATCGACTATATGCTGATCTACTAATTCAATACTCATTAACTATTTTCACCTGCCTTATTATATCTATCTATGATTTGTCTAATTGCCTGCTGTACAACTTTAGCCACTTCTTGTGCTTGTTGTTCATTTTCTGTTTCTTGATTAATTTTTGCATTCATACCCGATTTATTGGTGACCCAAGAGCTAGGATCTGACTTATCAGAAACAGTACGGAATGATATATACTGTCCTCTTGTAGCTGAACTACCAAACCGTTCACGAGTAACGCTAGTAGACTTCCACTGGTAAGCAATTGGACTACTATTAACTCCTCCAGCATTAGATAAAATCTTTTGAAATCTAGCTATATTCTCATCTGCACTAGAAGTAGTACCAAACTCAGTATGACTAATTGTGTCCCATAGTCTACGCCCAAAAGCTTGACGATATTCTGTTGCACGATTTGAAATTGGTATTCTAATATACCAACCCCCATCTTTAGTAGGCTTAGCTTTAGAGGAGCGAGCAAACGCCTGCTTTAAGTCATAAAAGCCAACATTCTCATTATTAGCGTCATTCAAAATTCGATAGGCAACAGATACACTAGATCCATTATCCCTAACTGCAAGATTACCAAAGGCCTTTTTTAATTCATTAGCTAAACCCTTAGTATACGATTCAGTGATCTGTTTCTCATCTACCTGTCTGTTAAAGAACTCATGGAGACCTCTAATAGACTCATTACTAATTAAATCTGATATTTGAGCCATTACTTAGCCCCCTAGGAAGTCGTCAAACTCATTCAATGTTGGGTTCTTAATTACAGACTGATTCTTACCGTCTGAGGTTGCCAAGTTAACATTAGAGAAGTAAAGATTTTCTCTTCTAATTAGTAATGTAGGAGGCATCCTAAAAATCTGGTGCTTACCAATTACAATTTGTGCCCCGTCACGATTTACTACTTGAGGATAAGAGCGTAACTGAGCCTGTTTAATATTCTTAGGAACAATACTACTCATATCATTAGGATTAACATATTCATTACCTAATTGGTCATCTTCATTAATAACAGCCTCATCTTCATTAACTGCACGGGTACCATTACCTAAAGCCCATAGTTTTTGATTAAGCTTGTAATATTGTTGATAACGTAATTCTTTAATCATAGAGACAACATAAAAGCGCTTAATAACTTCTAATGATAAAGTAATAACTTTACCTAATAAACTTTCGTCCTTAATCTCTAATTGATTACCTTCGTTAATTAGTAAGGAACTATCAACATCATCAATAGATTTCAATTCTCCATTTTCAATATAATAAGCTTCATTAATAGACGCTACATCAAAAGGTAAAAATAGACCATCTTGTAAGCGTTCATTAGTCACATTAAATGTATAAGAGTCATTAGTCGTCCACCCAGTAACTGTAATTCTGTCACCCGGTTTAATTCCCTGTTCAATTCCATTTACAGTAACTTGTGGCGTTGCTTTACTAGTACCTAAATTATCCATACCAGTAGGATTTAAGCTAAAATTCTTTTCATCACCTTGAATTGCCATATCAATTGTTCTTGGATGTAAATAAATCCAACCTTGACCATGACAAACAGGACAATTAGGCTGAGGTTGACCTGTCTGCTCATCTAAACAAGGACAATGATAAGCCTGCTCCCAAACAACGTTAACTGCGTGTTGCTGAATTAATTGAACTACCCTATCAATATCAAGAGGATTCATATTATTCTTAGCTGGGTAAAACGGATTAGCAGACTCTACTTTTTCATGCAAAGGATTATCAGCCATTATAATTTCACCTACTTTCTATTTATCCTCTTTAATATAGGTTGAATTTAAAACACAAAAAAGACACCTAAATTAATAGGTGCCTTAAAAACACAAAAGTAGTATATAGGTGTAAATATGTTAAGCCAAAATCAAAATGAATTAATGAACCTACATATTTTATAATATCATATTAATTTTAACTGTCAACACGTTCAACAGATATGATTACCATACTTTCAATTTATTATCATCCGATAAATCCTACTTCTGGGTCACCATAATAAGAAAGCAAGCGTTGTTCTATAGGTTTCATATCTCGAACCATCTGATCTACTTCGGCAGTAGCGGCTGAGTTTTCAGCAGAAGCTGTAGTGTTAAGACTAGTAGATATACCGTCCACTGAAACACTGTATGACGCTATACCAGCTCCTACTATATTCCGTGACCATTTCTCCAAAATTTCTACAGCACCTAACTTAGCAATATACGAAAGCATATCTGGCTGAATCATCCAATCATAATTAACCCCATCTTTACCAGTATGTGGCATCATACCAGCAACGTAAGTTACTCCTAACATTTGAGGAGCAAACTCCATTTGAGTAAAAGGACTAGGAGTCATTCCATACGGAGAATTAATTAAAGGATAAACAGTAGGGTTAATAGTAGTATTAAGTCCTTGCATTAATACAGAAGGAGATACTTGTAATTGACCTGTACGATTAGTTACCTTAATCCACTCGTCTGGAATGTGCATAATATCTTGATTATTATAATAAAGCAATAAGTCCTTCACACTTAAAATAGGTCTCATTGTTGTATGCAGATAAGCAAAAGCATTAAAATCTGAACGGTGATAGTCCAAACGATCTACCTGTAGACGAGGAACAATTGCCACGTCAAAAATCTTTTCAGCCTGTGCAACCACCCGATTTAAAATCATCTTATAAAAGCTATCTGGATAAGGCTCATTAGTAACAGGATCTACTAAGTCTCTTTCCATACCCATAAGCTCATTTTTAATTAAGTCAATATTAATACCTAAAGAGTCTAATGTTACGTCCTCGTAATCACTACCTAAAGCATAATCTGGATTACCATTATAGGTCTGGATTGCTCCGGGTTGCTTTTGAATTTGAAAATAGTTTCTTATATCTTCCTTAGACAAAATTTTAACCTGCCTTTCTATTAAAGGTTTATCTAATTGTAATATAAAAAGACCACTTATCTAAGCAGTCTTTGTTGTTTAACAGCTAATTTAGCATAGCCTTTATAATCTTTAATTGTGTATACGGGCTTGTAAGGAATAAAGAACGGATCATAAACCTTTAAATCATCTGGGGTCTCAATATGACCATTACCAATAACATGAGAACCGCCTAAGCTTAATTCTTCATCTGTTAGGGTATTAACTACTTGTTGTTCAAAGTCTTGGAACTCTCGAATAGAACTAGAGTTATGAAACAGCATAATATGCTCATTAGAGAAGTCTAAGACAAATACTGAAATTATATTCATTATAATTTACCATCTACAATAGCAAAAGGATCAATTAAAGAAGTAGGTAAATCATTAGTTATACCCTCTCCAATATAATAGCCAACAAAATCCTCAACAGGCTCAACGTCTTCTTTATAATCTGGTCTTAAAGCTAACAATTCAACATGACGAGGATTGTCACTTTCTACTAGTTGATGTTTTACATAATTACTAATAGGATAAATCCGATAAAGTAAGTCTGTTCTAACTTTATTTTGTGTTAAGAAATTCTCAACCCAGAAATTCTTTTGTTTTTTAGTATGTTTATCTTTAGAAAGTAAATCTTCCTGCAACTCTCTAAAAGTCCAAAGACCCGTTTCACGACCCTTTAGCTCTTCAATCAAAAATCCAAAGAATTGATCTGCTAAATAACCCTCTGGATCAGCAATCTTAGAATTACGATCTGGATAAAGAGTTTCCTTATAATTCTTTTCTGGATTATATAGACGGGTAATGGTTTCAGAGTCATAAGTATGGTACTTGTGAACATTAACTCGATCTAAATAAACTTTAGGATAAACTCCAATAAAACCACGCTTATAAGCCCGTGACATACAAATATTACAAAGCTTCTCATCTTTATACTCACGTACATCTTCTACTTCTGGATTAGCATTATAATTTTCACGACAAAGAGAATGGTTATGATCTTCTGGATCAACAATGTGCCATTTCTTTTGTATACCTAAACGAAAAATTTTCATAATAGTTTATTCCTCAACTTTTCAACGTACTTGTTATGCTGTTCAGTCATTTCATTAACATAATCAGTCAACTCCCGATCCAGCAACATTCTACTTGTTTTTCAATTCTTCTCGTGTTTTAGCAGTTTCTTTATCATTTTCAGCATCTTCATTATCCTGTTCATTTGATGAATTATCAAACTCAATATCAGTACCAAAGCAATTAAGTACAAAAAACGTAAGCACTCCAGAGATAGTTGCCATTAGCATCGAAGACCCGAACAAAGCACCCATTACAAATTGAATTACCGAAATATAACCAGCCGTTGAAGTTTTAATCATTCTCATTTTAATAACTTCCTTTCCTTAACTTATGATTTAAGTATAACACTTTTAGTTGAATTTTCAACTACTTTTGTACAAAAAAGTAAAATAAAAAAAGACTGAATTAACAGTCATTTACTTTAACTAATTAAATAGGTAGCCAAAGGTTGATAAACAGACTTATAATGCTTGATTATATCATTAGAACTAGGAATATCAATTGTGTGTCCTTTAACTTCTCTACGGTTAACGTCAATTGCCTTATGAATAGAAGAACGACTAGCTCCTACAATCTCTCGAACTTTAGTCATTCCCTCTACCCAGTTACCATCAACGATGAAATCATGATTATACTTAGGACTATTCTTAGCTTTTTCTACTAATTCTTTAGCAAGCTCCGAAGTGTAATCATCTGGTCTACAAAAGACAAAACCACCAAGAGAACCTTTCTTATCAGCTAAGCAGTGCTTAATATTACGTTCACCTACACCTAGAGTTTCTGCACATGAACGAATAGACTCAAACTGAAAGACTTGAATAGTCTTAGTACTAATAGCGTATACTGGGGCAAAATGCCTATTAACCTTTTTAACAACCTTAGGCTTAATAGGCTTAACTACTTCGCCATTATTGCCATTCCAATCATAGTTAGGAAAGGCTTTAAGTAATTCAGTTTCTGTATAAACCTTATTTTCTTGACGATCACGGATTAAACGTTCTTCTGTATCACCTACTGAGTAGTGAATGCTATCTTGTTTAGGATAAGGTTCAATATCAAATTTAAGGGTCTTACGGGCTTGTTTCTTAAACGTCTTAGAACCTAGGAACATAATGTAACGATACTTAATTGAACGTAGGATAAAGAAACGGTAGTGATGTCCTTTAACCCATTTACCACCTTTCTTATCTGGTCCATTATAGCAAAAGATGCCAGAATCTGTAGTTCCACAGTATAAGAAGTTAGTAGCTTGGTAAATTGCTCCTGTATGGTGCATACCTTGGTCAGCAAAGGAGATAATAAACCAATTACCATCTTGTTCTTGCTTTAATTGTCTTAAAGTCCATGAAACAAACTTAGAAGTAATATTCTTTAAGTTTTGTGATACCTCGTCTTTAATGTACAATCTGGATAATTCTAGGGTGTTGTCTTTATTGGCTAAAGGTGAAATTGAAGAAGCTAAAGACTTACGTACATGAGTATAGGTAACCATTCCTACTAATTGATTTTGGTAGTACATTCCATAAGCGTACTTACAAGCTACTACTCGGTGTAAATAATGATAGTCAACCATTAATTCATGTAAGTCTAGGGAATTAACTTTCTTAAATCCAATCTGTTCTTGGTCTATTTTTGTCATAGCTTTAAACCGCCTTTAATTAAACTTTCCTTTATATCCTTATAATTATCACAAGTATAAGGCACTTCAATTAAATTGTACCCATTACCTTTTGCATAATCACGTTTTAATTTATCATGATACTGTTGTACTTTAAGCTTCTCTTCTCCCCCAAAATAATCAATAGGTTTGTAATGTTGCAACCCTTGATATTCAATTAGTATCTTTTGAGCTTCTACATAGAAATCATAGTGCAAAGGAAAACCTTTAACACCTAATAAATCACTAAACTTCTTAGGGTATTCATAAGATATAGAACTAGTCTCTAAAATATTATTAATTATAAGTTCACCGTGGGAAGTATTACACATAGGACAACCGCCCTTTTTAGATAACATCCAATTAGGCTTTGTTCCCCAAACATAGCCACACTTATGCTTAAGCATTATTTTCTTTTTTGCCCCACGATAAGGACTTACTACTGTATAAACTCCTCTTCCATATATTTCATTCAATTCTCTTTGAAACTCCTTAGTAGTCTTTTTAGGAGTCTTAAAGCAATAAGGGCATCTCTGTCCTCTCGTTATATTCATAGGTCTAACTGTATAAGTATAATGACAAATATTGTGTCTAACTAATATAGGTGTATGAGAATTAACATACTCCCCTAAAACAGTATAATCATTTCCATATATTTTACTAATCCTATCTTTAAACTCGTCCGTAGTTAATCTTACATTATGTGCACAATATTTACAACGACTACCATTTAAAAAGGAGTTTGGTTTCATTTGTAATACATGACCACAAACATTATGTTTAATCAAAATAGGTGTTTGAGAATTAACATAAGGTTCTAATACAGAGTATTCATCACCAACTAAATCATTAACACGTTTTATAAACTCATCATTAGACATACGCCTCTTATTTGTTACTTCTTTCCTACGACACTTAGGACATCTACGACCCTTTAAAAAGCTATCAGGAACAACTCTATACACATTACCACAAACATTATGACGTACTAATAACTTAGTTCTATTGTTCTTATAAGGTTCAAGAAAAGTATAATCATCACCTACTAATTCTTTAACCTGTTTAACAAATTCTTCATTAGTTTTTCTTCTAGTCATTAATATCAACTCCTTCATTTATGATTATAGCACAATTAGTAGAAGTAGTCATGACAAAATTATAAAAAACTAAAAAAAAAAATAAGAGTAAGAAATTAATCTTACTCTTACATAAATTATTTTATAAGCTAATCAATTACACTGGAAGGAATTGACTTAGCTGTTGAGTTATATAATGTGTTGTGGAGTAGCGCTACCCGCTTAGGGAAGATTAATGCTAAACTCCCAAACCACAAATATGCAACGTTAGTAGCAGTAGTGGTAA